TTACGCTCCGCTGCTGTCGCAGTTGGCCGCCGGTTGCCCCACATCCTCGGGCGTCCACTGCGGTGCGCTCCTGCGTGCCCGGATCCAACGCTGGATGTCGCTCTGGTACCAGCGAGTTCCGCCGCCGACCTTGTGCCTGGGCGGGAAAGTGCCCTTCTCCATCTCGCGGTAGATGTAGCTCTTCTTCATCCCGGTCTGGGCTTCGACCTGCTCGAGCTTCAGCAGGACTTCGGGCATGTTCTCAGCTGCGCCCATCTCGGGCCTCCGTTACTTCAGTGGTGGGCGCCAACAGCAGCGCAGTGTGCGAATCGGACCGTGCCGTGGTCACAAGGTTTGCGATCTGTGTCAGGTCCATTGTGGGGTCATCGAAAAGGGCGAGGCCGATCTGGGCCGTAAGCCGCTGGGTCGCTGTCGCCGCCAGTGGCGCCGGCATGTCGATGGTGGCGAGGGCGTATGCGCGCCAGGCGTCGCACGCGGCCTGCAGCTGCGGCTCGCCGGCAAACGTGAAGGTCAATGCGCGGCCGCCGCCGCTGCCGGGGCGCGTGCTGGTCAGGGCGGTTTCGAGCGCTGCTGCAACTGCTATGGCTGCGCGCTGCTGGTGGATCAGTGGTGACCGCTCGCCCGAGGCGGCCTTGATGTGCTCAACGGTCAATGTGATTTCTCCTTCGTATGCTCATCGATTGATTTACGCAGCTGCGCAATTCGGAAACCCCACTCGTCCCTTTCCCGCTTGCCTTCACGCTTCAACGCTCGCTCCAGTCGGTCGAGCAGTGGGAGAACCCAGGAGGGATTGAACGGCTGAGGTTTCAGCGCGATAGGCGCCGGCGGCTTGGGCGGGTTGCAGTACGGATCGGCCCAATCGAAAGGGTCGTTACAAACGGTGCAGTGCGTTCGGTCCGCCGACCAGATGTGATCACGATCCTCCCCAGCCCTGCGGAGCTCGTGGAGCAAAGGCTGGGTGTAGAGCGCCCGCACTCGTTCGCCAGCTGCAAGTGCCCGGTACCACTGTTTTTCATCGATCTGATACCAGAACGATCCGCCCCACTGCTCGAGCCTGACGGCCCGCTGCTGGCCAAACAGACACATCAGCGTGGTGGCCCATCGATTCACCTGATCGGCCGGCACTGCATGACCGGCGCGGCTTGCGGCTCGCATCTCGCGCAGGGCGTCACTCGCAGTCGGCGGCGGTGCTGTGGTCAAGGTCGAAGCATCGCCGCTCATGCTCCGCCCTCGAGCAGCATCTTGGGATCGATGTTCCACCCGGCCTCGCGAGCTGCACGCAGGCGCAGCTCGTTGGCGTCGAACTCGTCCAGCTGCAGCGTTGTGATCGCGCCCTCAACCTGATGCGGCTGCAGGGGACGGGACGTTCGGCCAAACGCGCGCCGAACGCTGAATACCTGGCAGCCCCATGCAGGCGCAAGGCATACCAGCTGCTTGCCGTGTTCCCGGCAGTGACGGCGGATCATGTCACGCGCGGTGACGTGGGCGGGAACAGCGCCGCGCAGAGCAGCGCGGATAGATGCAGCATTGCGGCCGGGGCTCATGCGAACAGCTCCAGTTGGGCCGGCAACGGCGGCGGCAGGGTGGGGGTGGGCGGTGGCACCGCAGTAGCACGGCGTGGCTTTGCCGCAGGCGGTGCACGGTGCACCAGCAGCAGGTAGTCGCCGTCTCCGCGCATCTGCCAGGGACGCCCCTTGATCGGGCAAACGTCGTGGTAGCCCGCGTCGTAGTGGGTGGAGGGCGGCCCTTCGCGGTACCTGAGCTGCACCTGGTAGTGCGATCGACCGGCGAACTTTGCCGGTTCGAGGTGTGGACCCGTCACGCTCTTGACGGTGAACAGCGGAAAGCACCGACTCCAGCGTGTGGCGTCGCCCGGCTGATCGGGTTGGCCATAATCAGCCCTGGGCTCGTCCTTGTACCAAGCCCAGACCTTGTCCCCGACCTGGAACGGCTGCAGATCTTCAGTACCTGCATGGGTGCGCTCGGGCAGCGGCGGGAACAGGTCGCGGATTGAGTACCAGTACCCGCGACCGTTCATATCGCTCAGCTGCGTCATCGGGAAGAGGGCAACGACGATGACGCCACCGCGCATCAGGTAGAACGCACGCCCGCATGGCGACGGACCTCCCTCGATGCTGGATAGGATGGCCTGACGCGACCATCCCTTGACCAGTCTCCGCGAAACGAGGCTGTCGGCGATCTTGAACGCCAGATCTTGATCGATGACGCCTTTGCCATTCCATGGTGCAGCGGTGAGCAGCTGCTCAGCCGCCACACTCGATGCTGACGACGTGCCGCATTCAGCTGTACAGTGCAGCACGTCCTCTACCGCGCCCGGCCCATGACCACTCGTGGCTTTCATCGAACCCTGCGCGGTTTCCACGATGGCTACCATTTCGTGCTGACCATCACGAGCAGCGTGGATCACGTTTTCTCGTACACAGCCGAAGTCGACGGCATCGCTGTCGAGTTGCGATCCGAGGGTGTGATCAGGAGCAAGGGCGACGCTATGCAGCTCGGCATGGCTGCGGTTGAGCGCCACGTGGCCGGTCTCGCGTCCAGGCGCTGAAGGGGCGCTTGTAGAGGCCGTTGTGAGCAGCTGGTCAGCCATGGGTGGCCACCGAGTGGACACGAGCCGTGGCAGAATGCCGGCCACACCACGAATGGAGTTCGGGATGAGCATGATGGATGGAGTAAGCCAGTGCTGGTTGCTCAGCCGATCTTGTGTAATCGATTGGGATGCTTGGTCTGCCATCGCCACGGCAGCAGCAACTGGGCTTGCTCTCGCTCTTGCTCTCAAAGAGACGAAAGCGCGTCATCGCAAAGCCAAGCACGACGCATTGCGATCGAAGATCGCGCTTTATCCCCACGTCCATGAAGCTCAAGCTGCGGTCACATCCCTGGGCTCGGTCATTCGTGCTGACGCTCATCTCATCCTTCCGAATGTCGAGGATGAGATCCAAAGGGTCACGGCTGCCATGGAGGCCATTAAAGGAACCGGCCACCAGCTCGAAGAAGGTGACGCGCTGTTGCTCGCCAATGCCACGTCGCTTGCTGAGTACGTTGTTCGTCAGTCCAAAAGACTGGTCAATCTCGATACAGCCGCGCACAGTGACGCTGCGCTTCGTGACGAATGGGCGAGAGATGCCCGTAAGGCAACACAGCTCTTTCTTGACCTTGCCTCCGATTACAAGAGAGCTGCGAAGGCGTAGCAGGTCACCGCAAGCGCAGCACTGTGAGATAGGCATGCACCTCCCATTGCGCGCCTTGGTGTCTTTGGTGATCGCTTTCATCGCCAGCGCCTCAGGTACTCGCCGAACGTCACGCCACCGTCGTAGCGCAGGAACTGCTGGTAGCGCTGCTGCGACCTGGTCAGTTTCGGCGGCGGCGGTGTTTGTTCTTGCACCGCGGCTCGGCCGGCCTGCGTGACGTTGAACAGGTCGCTGCCGCCAGTGATCGCGTTCCCCGCGCGCTGGACCATGAACCCGCGCGCGACGAGCGCCATGCAGTGCTGGTGGTCGGCGCCGCCTGGGCCGGTGACGAAATGATTGCGGTAGTTCCGCTCCCAGCCGTGCTCGCCGACGCCTAGGGCGTGGCGGAGGATGTGCAGCTCGGCTTCCGGCAGGGCACCGGCGGTCGACTGCTCAGCCACAGCGCACCTCCGTAGTGCCCATCAGCACGACTTCACGTACGGCGACGTCGGTCAGTAGGCGCGAGCGGTCGGCCATATCGCTGAACACCTGTCGTAGGTGGTGCTGCACGCCGATCGGAAGCGTGGTCAGAATTGGACCGCTGCGGCGGCGAACCTCCTGCTGACACTGGCTCAGAAGATCAGCCAGCACCGGCTCGCGCGCTGCGGCGGCTTCACCATTCAGGGCAATGTCCAGCTGGCGCACCAGGTAGGCCTGCGCATCCTGCTCGAGCGAGAGCATGGCGTCATGGCTGATCAGTGGCGCTGCGGCGGCGAGGCCGGCACGGATGGCTTCCGCGTAGCCCTTTGGGGCGCCGTGAGTGGCGTAGGCAGCGCGGAACGCTTCAATCGCGCTGTCGGGGATCGGAGTTGAAGATTTGGCTTCGCTGGGCTGAGGCTGTTTCATTCGGGAGATCTCAGGCTGCGGTGGTGGCCGGCTTCTCGGCCATGGCTGCCAAGCGCTCAAGGCGTTTGGCTTCGGCGATGTAGTAGTCGTGGCGGTCCTGACGGACCTTCGCGGAGAAGAACGGATCCGTCAGTGCGTGCTCGGCGGCGGCGCGGTTGGCCTTGGCCAGGCGGGCTGGGTCGTGGTCGAAGATGTCGAGCTGGTTGCGGAGATCCATCCCGGGCGGCCCTTCGACGTCATGCGATTGCGCGGCCATGCACGACCCAGAACAGGTCTTTCAGCTCCTGCGGAAGTTCGGTCATGGCGCGAGCCGCGAGATAGGCGCGCTCAACAACCAGCTCCGCAACAGGCACATCGGCAGGGGCAGTGGGCAGCACGTTGAGACCGCGAACCCTGCACTCCTCCAAGAGGTCCTGGTCGTCGAATTCATCAAGGTCGACGTCGACAGTGATAGTCGGCATACGAAGCTTCTCCAGTCAGTTGATGTGTACGCGGGGCCAGAGGGCCGGCATCTGCCGTTGCCACGCTGCGTAGCCCACCCGTGTGCCGTTCTTGAGCGAGCGCTGCAGGATCTGGCCGAACTGCACACGGAGCGAAAACCAGCGGCACGGGTGGGCAGCAACTGCCGCCGCGTACCGCTGCAGCCTCTCTTCAGGCGTCGGCGTGGCCGTGCTGACGATCACCGCGTCCAGGCCGCCGCCGATCGGATGCAGGCCGTCCATCAGCGCACCAACCTGTGCAGGTTCGGCGCGACGCGCTGGCGCTGCTCTTCTGCCTCGCGCTGACGCTGCGCGCTCGCATGGTGCGTGCAGTACACGCGGTGGGGATGCCGGCGGGGGCGCTTCGCGCGCTCCAAGGCCGCGCGCTGGCCCGGTGTCAGGTCAGGTGCTGGGAGCTTGATCGCTGGCGCCCTCATGCTGCACCGCCTTGTGCGCGCACCATGCGGCGCAGGCTCTTGCGCACGTCGGCGATGGCTCGGCCGGCGCTGGCGCGGCGCTCCAGCACTGCGCGCGCGGCAACGTCAGCGGCTGCGGCGACCAGATTCGGGGCGAACCCCATACCAGTGGCGGCGGTGGCGGCCGCCTTGGCGGCGACGGCCGCGCGTTGTGCGAGGGGATAGGTGATGGCGGCGATCATGCTGCACCGGCCTGGCTGATGGTGTAGCCACGGCTGCGGGTGGCATTGATGCGGTAGCCGTGCTGGGCCAGCTTCTGGCGCAGGCGGCAGATGGTCACCTCGACGGTGTTCGACTTGCGGCCGGAGGCGCCGTAGATCTCCCGCTCGATCTGGAAGCGGCTGATCGGGGTGTCACCTGCGTTGATGATCAGCTGCAGCACCCTAGATTCGGTGGGGCTCAGGGGCAGGCGCTGTGTGCCGATCATCGCGGCGCGCGGTTCAGTACGGAGGCCGGTGATCACGGCGCCACCTCCACGAAGGCCAGTTCGTGCATGACGCACTGCGCCCGGGCCAGCACCGGGGAGGTGCTCGGCTCTTTGCCGTCTGCGGTCGACAGGGGGACAACCGCATTGGCCCGGACGCACGCCGCCGGGGAAATCTCATAGGAGCCGCTCAGGACGGCATCGGCCGCGTCGAGGGAAAGCTGCCAGCGCGCCGGCTCGAAGTTTTGCGTCAGCGCCGCAGTGACGCCTGCCGCACAGTCGGGCACCCGGTCTGCATCGCGGAAGGCGTTGAGCGTCGTGTTGGCGACGGTGGCACGCAGTGCCCAATCGTTCCCGGCGGCCAGCTCATACACAGCCAGGGCGGCGCAGATGCGGGGGCTGGTGATCACGAGGCCGTCTGGCGCGTCGTCGGTAGCCGCGGCGGGTGCATCGGTTGGGGTGGCCCAGGCAACGACGCCGAGGGCGATGAAGCACGCCAAGGCGGCCATGCCGACGCGGGCGGTGCGCTTGGTGCTGAGGGTCAGGGGCATGAACTCTCTCCGGTTCGGGAAAGGCACAGGGCGCTATGCTCTGCGCCAAGGACTTTTAGGGGGCAGAGGGATGGGATCTGTTGGTTGGATGGGCTACGTGACCTTCGCCATCGCGCTGCTCGGCGCGGTCCTTGGTGTGATCAACACCGTGATCGCCTACCGCCGTGGAGCCGTCCGTTGGAAGGTCATTCCGCGCTTGCAGATGGGTAAGAACGGATCGCTCGAGCTCTTTGTCGATCTCGTAAACACCGGGCGCATACCCGTGTCGATCGAAAAGGTGAGCTTGGCCGGGGGTGTGAAACTTCAGACGCGGTCGGAAGGGCTCACGGACAAGTACTGACACCCAGGTTTTCCGCTCCTGCTCAATCCTGGCAAGAAGCGGACAATCGGCCCGGTGCACGGTGCCACACTCAATGAAGTAGTTGTGCTCAAGCCGATCACGATCGTGGCCGAGACCGAGGATGGCCGCTGCATCAAGGCTCGCTGCACCGGCCTGCGTGAGCTCTACATGCAGCTCGAGGCTGCAAAGACCGAGCCAGCGGCGTAGTGGCGGGGGGAGGATCAACCACCAAGGCCCCATGGCTATCAGGCCGACGCGGGCGGTGCGCATGGTGTTGAGGGTCAGGGGCATTGCTAGGTCTCCGTTCCGGCGGCTGCCGATGACGGAACAATAGCGCTGCTATCTAACCTTTACAATAGCGATGCTGTTTACGAGTCGTGTTTGTCTCAATGAATTTCTGAATCCGTTAAGAAATCAGAATTCCCAACGCTTGAGGCAGTCGCTGTATGCAGCGTCTCTAAACTCCCCCGTGACCAAGTCTTTGGCGGCCTCACTGGTCAAGCGAGGAAGGTCATAGGCCTTGTGGACGAAGCCCACGTACGGCTCACCATACTTCGTTGCAGTAGCCATGACGGTAGCCATCGGTGTGCCCATCTGCCTTGCCTTCATGATGCGCTCGGCAGCAGTAGATTCGCCTTCGCACAGTTCGGCCGTTGATCCCTTGAGCGTGTCGATGGCCTCTTGAGCTTTTGTCGCAGCCTCGGCTGCCGATGCAGAAGCACGGGCAGCTGCGGCGCGCGCAGGATCGTTGCTAGGGTTGCTTGCGTTGACGCACCCACAAAGGGCGAGCACCACGATCCCAGCGGCAGAAAAATACTTCCTCATTGGTCATGCCTCTTAACCATAGCGGCTGCGGAGTAAGCCGGCATCTTCAAAGCTGACGCCGTCCCGCAGGCAATCTTCGGCGCGCTCCAAGTCCTTATGCAGCTGGATCAAGTCATCATCCGGAAGCTGTTCGATGCCCATGTAACCGAAACAAGCCTGGTCGATCAGGAGCTGCATGGGAGAGCCCCAACGTCTCTGAAAGTGCCGGATCATCCGGCAGTGGGACTCACGAAGTACGACGTCCATGCGGACCGCCGAGTGCGTGATCTTCCTGCTGACTCCATCAGGTGCTGTAGCCGGCAGCTCAGCCGGCTTTACGCTTCCGACCACCGTGAGCTTGGGCTTGTCGCCCATCTTCCGCTGCGCGCGCAGCGCGATCAGCTGAGCCAGCTTGTCCATCTCCTGATCGAGATCCATCTGTACGCTTCCCCTGTTTCCTCAAATCCGCAGCAAGTGCAACGCGCAGCGCCTGGGCAAACAGATCGGGCGATTGCTCGACATCGAATGTCTCGCCTGTGGCCAGATCTAGAGCCTTGCGCACCACAGCGATGGCGGCCACGACGATATCGGCGTTAAGTCTCGCAACCTGAGACGTGCCGAAACTGTCCATGAGGCGAGCGTACTCAGCGCTTACTTCCTGGGGCTGTAGCCCGAGAACATCGGCCAAAGCCTCTGCCTTGTCCCAGGGCACTGGTCGCAAGCCAGTCGAAAACTGAGAAATGAAGCTGGGGGTGACCTCCAGTCGCTCGGCAACCAGCGCCTGGGTCAGGCCGGCGCGGGTGATGGCCTCCGCGATAGCGCGGCCTTCAGCGGTCTTGGGGTTGGCTGGCCTAGGCATATAGCGATGCTATTTGAAGGTGTTCAGGAAAACGAACAGCGATGCTATTTACATGGGTAAATAGCACTGCTATGTTTGGCGCATGAACGAGCCCAACCACCCCGTGGTACCGATCCAAAAGGCCATCGACGCGGTAGGAGGGCAGGGCGCACTAGCGCGCCTGCTCAAGGTTCACCCCGCGTTGGTTTCGCAATGGCGCACAGGCCGTCGGCCGGTTGCCGCGCACCACATCCTGTCGATCGAGGCGATGACCCAAGTCTCGAGGCATGAATTGCGGCCTGACATCTTCGGCGAACTCCCCTGCTCGGAGACCGACCCAGACGCTGACCGGATCGTGCCGGTCGACGCGGCGTAATCGCGTTCTCACCTGAGCGCTGAGCTGCGATCCGCAAGCCACCAAATCCATGAATTTCGGTCGTCCTGTCCATGGCGACCACTTTGCATCGCCTCCCGAGGTGCGTAAATGAAGCCTGATCCTCAGTACCACGAGCCGCGCTCTGCGGTGGTGTTCCGCCACACGACCGACGCCATCCGCAACAGCGGCCACACCGACAGTAGCCTCGCCCAGGCGATCGCCGAGCAGTACATGGCGGACGTAGCGCCAGCCGAGCGCATCCTGCACTTCCATGTCGGTGTAGACGCCGACAGCACCGAAAAAGCGCTGAAGTCCAACGGCCAGCTCATTGCCCGCATCCGCAATGGCACAGTCAAGATGCCTGTTGACCTGGAAGAGTCGTGGGTTCGTGCGCTGCCGCCGCACTGGCGCGACGCCTGCTCGCGCGAGCTGGCCCAGCGCTATGGCTTTCTCGGTGCCCGTATTCCGATGATGGAGCCGCATGCCGGCGTGCTGGCTGTGGCCCGCCTGTCGGTGGAGTTCGGTCACACGCTCGAAGCGATCACCAACGTCCTGGCCGACGGCCGCATCTGCCCGAAGGACATACCTGAGCTGCGCCGCGCGCTAGACGAGATCGGTCAGCTCGAGGCGGAACTGGTGACGGCCAAGCGCTACGTGTCGGGTCACCTGCAGGATCTGGCGCCGCGAGCGGTGCAGGGTGCGCAGCGATGAGCGGCGGTGCAATGGTCAGCTGGGCAATCGCCGTGGTCAGCGAATTCGACAGTGCCGGCCGTCGAATCCCCGAGAGTGTGGTGCCGCTTCTGCCCATGGTGGATGTAGTCCTCTGGGCAAAAGAGCAGCCGCAGCCGGTGCGTGTTGATGCACTTCAGAAGCGATTCGGCCTTTCGCGCGCGACGGCTTATCGCTGGCAGCTCGCGCTGCAGGACCTCAACGATCCGGCGGCCGCCAGGCGGCGGCTTCCCGGCCTGCGGCAGCTGAGCACCGCGATGGGGCGTGAGGTTCCCGTATCGGGTCATGCGGGGGCGACAGGATGAACATCAGTCCGACCCTCGGTCTGCGCTGTGGCCCTGCGCTCCGCACCGCTCCGGTTCAGCGAGAGCCGACCGTAGCTCCGGTAGCCGCCGCGATGTCTGAAAAGAAGCAGCGGCGCAGCGCGCCCCAGCACGCCCTTGCCGGCTACAACACCACCAGGATCGTCATGGAATTCATGCGCTGGGCAGTCGAGCTCAGCGATTTCCCAACCGTCGAGGCCATTGTCCGGCACTTCGGCGTGAGCCGCGCCACAGCGTACCGCTGGCGCAACAGCCTGGGTGAGACATACCGGCTGGAGACGTTGCCGCCCAACGAGCATGAGCTGACCAGGATTGGCAGCTCCGGTGCTGCGGCACGCGGCAAGCACGGTGCCGGGGAACCCTGATGATCTACTTCGAGATGTATCCGGGCGACTACCTCAAGGACACGACCCGACTGTCCCTGACCGACCACGGCGTCTATTTCAAGCTGATGCTGGCGTACTACTCGGAAGAGCAGGCGCTGCCAGAGAGCCTGGCCGAGCTGTACATCATCGCCGGCGCAATCACTGCGGCGGACAAGGCCGCGGTCAAGAAGGTCGCCGACCGCTACTTCCCCGTGGCAGAAGACGGATTGCGGCACAGCAAGCGCTGTGATGAACAAATCGCCAAGGCCCAAGGCCGGATTGCGGAGGGCCAAGGTCGCCGTGATGCCCGAAAGAGCAACGAAACCGAGCGTCAGGCACGGACCCGAGCACGCAGAACCATGCTGTTCGAAGACCTGCGCGCTGTCGGCGTCGTGCCGGACGGCATGGTCACGATGGCACAGCTGAAGGCGCTCCATGTCACACATGTCACGGGCGACGAGCGCGTGACACTCGACCAGTTGTCACGCGTGACATGTCACGCAGAGTCACGTGTGACAGGTGGTGTGAACACAGGTGTGAACACGGGTACCCAGACCCCAGACCCCATTACTACTCCAGATACATCACATCTCACTCAAGGATCTCTGGGAGGCGTGACCGACGCGGGGCGTGCGTGCTTGCTGATGCGCAAGGCCGGTTGCCATTCCACGAACCCGAGCCACCCCGACCTGCTGGCCGCCCTGAAGGAGGGCGTGACGCCGGAGACGCTGGGGCACACGGTCGCTGAAGGGCTGGCGCGATCGCCACCGGTCACGAACCCGTTCCCTTGGGCAATCAAGACCGCCCGCAACCGCCATGCGGCAGGCGCAATGCCCGCAATCCCCAATACCACCGGAGGCACCAATGCAAGCCATCAGCCAGGTTCTGCCGATCAGGTCACAGAGCAGCGGCGACAATTCGAGCAGCGCGCGGGAGCTGGCGGCTTTGGCGGAACGGGCGGCGATGTCATCGACGTCGAGTTCGAACCCGTCCACCACTGAGCCCGACCAGCGCGCGGTGAGCATGCTGTGGACAGTGTGGGAACGGATGGCCGGCATGTTTCCCGGGAAGTGGGTGCGTGAGAACGGCTCAGCCCCAGTGAACAACGCGGGCAGCCTGACCACCGCCGGTGAATTGTGGTTCCAGGTGCTGGTTGGCATCACACCGCGACAGGTAGCCGACGGTATGGGCAACTGCCTGCGCAGTGCGCTGCAGTGGCCGCCGAACCCCGGGCAGTTCCGGGCCATGTGCCTGGGCGTGCCGTCGCTGGCAGAGGTTGATGGTCAGATGCGACCCGGCCAAGCACATAGCGGGTTCACCGTGCTGGTGCGGTTGAATCTGGACCTGCACGCCTACGCCACGGCCGAGAGCGGCGCGCAGCAGCAGCGCATGTTGGCCAACGCCTACGACAGGGCGGTGAAGCACGTCATGGACGGCGGCACCGTGCCCGAGGCGATGGCTGCATTGCCTGCACCCAAGCCAGAGCTGCACGTGGTGCGCAACCGCGATGCCGCGCGCAGCGCCATGGCGCAGGCCGCGGCGGATCTGGGTTTCGGAGGCACGCATGGAGCCGGCTGAAATCCGCGCCTACCAGCGGCAGCTGCTGCTGTTCTGCTTGGGCATCCACGGCGAGAGCACTGCAGCGGAGGCCCTGGAGCTGATGGGCAACGCCGCGCTCGAGTCAGGCGCGCCGCGCGAGGTGATGCTGCTGAGCACGGCCGCCGTGGCTGGCCTTTTGCGAGAGCTGGACGGTGATGGCCTGGTGCGCAGGTGCGAGAACCGCGACAGTGGCCGCGATGGGCGGCCGGTGGCGACGTGGGCGGCGACTGAGGCCGGCCGCGTAGAGCGTGCGCCGGCGCCGCCCTCGGGTCAGCAGCAGCTGGCCATGCCAATGCTCGCGCCACCATCGGGGCAGCGCACGCGCGGCGGGTTGTCCATGGAACAGCTGATGGCACTGCTTAACGTCGAATTCGACTGCATGCTCGAGCAGATGGACCGCGAGCACCAGGCCGCGCAGCAACGCGCCCGGCAGGAGTTCGACGCATTCCGGCAGCGAGCAATGCGCGTGTGGAGCGCTATGGAGGCATCTGCCTGATGCCGCCGAAGAAGACATCCAGCCGTTCCCTGCGGTACGCAACCGTGCAGGACATGCCGGAAGGCATGCGCCGCCTCGTGCAGGCCAGTGCGCCGGCAGCCGGGCCTGCACCGGCCGCGCCGCGCGCCTACCGCCCACCGTCTGCTGTTCAGCCCTCTGGCAGCGGAAACGCCGCCGGCAAGGTGGCACGCGGTAGGCCGCGGCACGTGCCCGGGGAGATGAACAAGACCGAAGAAGCCTATGCCGCGCATCTGGCGCTGCAGCTGGCCGCCGGCGAGATCGCATGGTTCCGGTTCGAGTCCGTGAAGCTGAAGTTGACCGAAAAGACCCACCTCACCATCGACTTCTTTGTGATGACGGCCGCTGGTGACCTGGAGGCCCACGAGGTGAAGGGCTTCTGGGAGGAAGACGCCCGCGTGAAGGTGAAGGTGGCCGCCGAGATGTACCCGTTTCGATTCCTGGCAGTCCAGCGCGCCCCAGGCGGCGGCTGGAAAACGGAGGTGTTCTCTTGAGCGCAATGATGATTGGCGGGGTCACTGTGCGCCGCGACGACGTGGGCAGGTTCTGCCTGAACGACCTGCACCAGGCTGCCGGCGGCGCCAAGCGGCACCAGCCCAGCGACTGGCAGCGACTGAAGCAGACCGAGGAACTGGTGGCCGAGCTGGTCAACTCCGGTGATTCCCGGATTTACCCGGTGCACTCGGTGGCCGGCCGCTACGGCGGCAGCTACGTGGTGCGCGAGCTGGTCTATGCCTATGCCATGTGGATCAGCGCCAGCTTCAGCCTGCAGGTGATCCGCGCCTATGACGCGTTGGCGGCAGGGGTGCCTGCACCTGACCCGATGCAGGCGCTGACCGATCCAGCGACGCTGCGCGCGCTGCTGCTGTCTTACAGCGAGAAGGCCGAGATCCTTGAGGCGCGCGTGCAGTACCAGGAGCCGCAGGTCCGCGCGCTGCTGCGGCTGACCCAGGCTGACGGTGCCTTCAACATCAGCACCGCCGCCAAGATGCTGCAGGTCCAGCCGCGCCAGCTGTTCGCCTGGCTGTCCGAGCACGGCTGGATCTACCGCCGCGCGGGCAGCAAGAACTGGCTGGCGTACCAGAACCGCCTGCAGCAGGGCGTGCTGGTGCACAAGGCATGCATCCAGCGTACCGACGGTGAGCAGGAGCGCGTACACGAGCAGGTGCTGGTGACCGCGAAGGGCCTGTCGCGACTGGCAGAGAGCATCGACCGTGACCAGATGACCTGGGCCCAGGCCGACGCGGCCACCGGTTTGCAGCTGGCTGCGGAGGTAGGCCATGGCTGACCATCCGAGCCTTGCGGACCGCGCAGTGCATGCGCTGGCCGAAGTTGCGGCAATGGATCGAGACGTGCGCAGCAATGATCCGGAATGCCTTGTCGTGTGGAACCTGAAGGACGAGGCCCAACAGACTTTGGCCGAGGCCTTCACCCGCGTGGCTCGCCTTGCCTCTCTGGCCCAAGCGGTGCGCAGAGACATGCGCCAAGCAATTGAGGCCGCGCAGCGGCCGGAGGGGGAGTGATGGACGCCATCGAGAAGCGGGCGCGCGTGCTGGCCCAGCAATTCCTTCAACAGCAGGGTGTGGCCCTGGAAACAACGAACGTGACAACCATGGAGACTCCCCGATGACTCCGAAATTCCCGAGCCTGGATGAGGCAACCCACTACCTGTACCTGGAGGGGAGGGAAGGCCCTATCAGGTGTCAGGTCGACGGCAGCCTGTGGGACGTCTGGCAGGACGGCCGGTCCCGCTGGGTCAGCAACTGCGAGGTGGCCTGATGTCGGCGGTAGCCGCGCCCGCAGCGGCCCTGACGCCGTGCGGCAACTGCGGCAGTGACGAAGTGCGCATGCGCGCGCGGGGCAGCGCCAGCAGCCGGCGCACCGCGCAGGTCGTGTGCGCGCGCTGCAGCGCCCAGAGTGAGCTGTGCGTCGGCGCAGATGCGGAAGCTCAAGCGGCCAAGGCGTGGGGACACAAACACCACGCGCCTCCGGCGCCGCCAGCAACGAGGGTGGTGCGCGACCGTATACCGGTGCCAGAACCCACCCTGCAGCGTGACCCGCTCGAGCTGATCGCCCGCATGCTGGTCGGCGGGAGCTTCCGCGAGCCATCGGACGGCCGGTCAAGCATGCCGCCGCTTACGTCCGCCGATATCGCCGGTGCCGTCGGCATGATGGGCAATTCCTTGGCCAAACAGATCGTGCTGGCGGTGGCGCTGCGCGGGCAGGGGGTGTCGCTGCCCGCGCTGGGGCGCTCCCTGGCAAGGCGCGTGATGCGGCAGATTCAGTGGCAACGGCGAAGCGGCGTAAAGCCCGCGCTGCGAATGGATGACCCGGCCGACCGCTGGCGCATGAGGCTTGTGCTACAGGACGCGCTAAACGAGCTGGTGTGGCCGGAAGGGAAGATCGCCGCGCAGGATGCTGCCAAGGCGGCCAAGATGCGGAAGGCGGACTACCTGCGTGTGTACGGGATCGCTGTGTCCACAATGCGACAAGCACTCGAGGAAGGTCGAAAAGAATTCTGTGGCAGGTTGTTTAACTAAATGATTTATGTTTAAGAATTGGAAAAACCGGCCCATTTACGGGCCGGTTCAACTACATCTAGCCCGCATGCCTGTAACTGTTATTGCGAGCACAACTTGCAAAGTAATTCGATGGATCTGCGAAATTCAACATCCGTGTAATCATTCCCATTGTCAGGGTGGTGAATCGCATTGCGAATGTACGTCGGCAGCGTCTCATAGGATGTGGATCCAAATGAAGACGGTTTTCGATGCAAAAGTACATCATAGTGAGTGCTCTGGGCGATTAATTCATCACAAGATTTCACGGAAATTTTTGAATATTTTTCTTGGAGGTGTCCGTAAAGTTCAATGTGAAAATCTGTGGTCAGTAAATCGAACGCCTTGTAGTTTGCCTCGCCACTGGTGATTGAAGGCAGAATCGTTGAACTGTTATGCTTTTCGTAAGCCACCTCGTCTCCATCCCTAAATAAAGTGATGACTACGGCTGTGCTGCTGTCAGACATGGCGGCCTTTACGACGTGATCAGAATGGGTGGCGAAGAACATTTGCGCCTGACTTGAGTCGTTGCCGGTGAAAAGGCCTCTATAGTAAGAAAGAATCTTAGCTTGCCATTTTGGGTGCATGCTTAACTCGGGCTCGTCAATAAAAATAACGCCATCGAGTAATATGCGGCTATTTCGAAGCAGATGGGCGCCACGGAACACAATCTGTTTCTCGCCCGTGCTTAGTTTGTCGATCGATATATATTTACTAGATTTTTCAAAAATAATTTGCTTTTGACCGTTTTCATCGACGATATTGTAGAACTTAATATTGTCAAAAAAATTGTTGAATGATTCTTTAAATCTGTACAGCTTGGATTTAGTGTAGAATTCGTCCCAAGATAAAGGGTTGGGCCCACGATCTTGATTTATTATGGCATAAGATGTCTGGTCGGAATTGGTTACATCGACCAGTAGCTGCTTTAAGCTCGTGAAATCATCATTCTCGTCAATGTCATACTTCTCGGAGTCAATCGAGCTTGTTGAGATATTGGTTATCCCGCCGGTTTTGTAATCGGCGCGTGCTTTCGAATAGACGCAGCCATATCTTCTGGGATCGTAATCACTCTCATCAATTTTATGTGGACTATTGTGGCGGTCCCAATTTATATCAATGACATTGTAATCAGGGGCTGTGACTGAAAAGAAAAATGGATGATGATTATAAGTGGGAGGTCTCGCTGTATACCTCAGTTCGTCAACTTCGTACTCGATGAATTCGAAGAACTCGAAGGGGCCTCTGCTTAAGAAGGAGCTCAAGTGCGCGAGGACCGTCGATTTTCCCGTGCCATTTTCACCAGCGAAAACTACGGTGTTGTACGCCTGGTCACTGTCATTCGTGAAATCTAGAGACAAGTTCCCGAGAATTGGATGGTCCTTCCATTTAACCTTTCTGATCTTCATTGCTTTCCTATGATTTCCTGGACTTGTCCGATTTCAAATGCATCCACCGCGATACGCTTCAAATCGTTGATTGATCGGGGATCGACGCTCGAAGATGCCTCCATAGTTATGTGGATTAGCAAGGTTTGGTATTTGTCTTGCCAAATCAGATTGGTTCCTTCCAAAGATCGTTGGCTGTACGTCTACAAGTGGCAGCGCCGTAAGGAAGCCCTCATGGTTCATGAAATGCGGCTTCCCGGCCCTTAATCTACATTACCGCAGTCGCCGCGAAACTTACCGCATTCGCGCGAATGCGGTAAGGAACCTTACCGCAGTTGCAGCGGGAACCGGGATTGTTGTCCAATCGATACCGTGGGCGAGATTCCGATCCGTTCCACTCAACGGCCGCAGGCCTGGACTCGGGAGGTCCAGTCGCCTGCGGTTCGTCGTTTCTGGGGCGGGTTGCCAGATGGGCGCTGGGCCGGACTGTAAATCCGGCGTCTGTGACTCGCGTGGTTCGACTCCACGTCGCCCCACCATCACTCGCGTCAGTGTGCTGATCCGCTACACCGTTGGCGGCGGCGCGAACGTTGCGCGGAGCGAGCTCATCTATACAACCTAGCCGGGCATCGGGTCTGGCTGGGACCCGTGCTCTGCCTATGGGGCGGGGCTGAACCTCTGCAGGAACCGAAATGACGCAGATCACTCCCCATCTGGCTGGCGGCGTGAACGTCGTGGCCTTTCTCGACATGCTGGCCTGGTCCGAAGGGACGGACAACGGCAGGCAGCCCACGAACGACCGCGGCTACGACGTGCTGGTCGGTGGTGGCTTGTTCCGGGGCTACGCTGACCATCCTCGCGTGCTGGTGGACCTGCCGAAGCTCAAGATCCAGTCAACCGCAGCCGGCCGGTACCAGCTGCTGCGCCGCTACTACGACGCGTACAAGAAGACGCTCGGTCTCAAGGACTTTTTGCCCTTGAGCCAGGATCTGATTGCGCTGCAGCAGATCCGTGAGCGCCGCGCGCTGCCGCTGATCCAGGCGGGCAAGATCCGGGAAGCCATCAAGGCGGTCAGCAACATCTGGGCCAGCCTGCCGGGCGCTGGTTACGGCCAGCACGAACACAAGATTGCCGACCTGTTGGCCGTGTACCGCAAGGCCGGCGGGACGGTGGTGCCGTGACTGAGCCCGTGAGCACACTGAAAACCATCGTCGGGACGTTCACTGCGGCTGTTGTGGCGCCGGCAACGGCTGATGCGCTGCGGGAGGCCGAACGGGTGATCCTCGGCGTACCGCAGTCCGTGCTGTTAGTTGCCATGGCGGGAGCGCTGATCGGCGTCCTGCTACTGCCAGAGAAGGACGCGGAGCGGGTAGCCGCTGACGCCAGCCGCCGGCGCGGCCATCGCCTCCTGCAGACCGCCGCGCGCTGGGCTGCCTTGGCTGTGGCGGTCGTCGCCTACGCCATCGTGGCCGCATGGGTCATCGCGGTTGCCGCGTCCATCTGGCCGGCGCTGGCGGGCGCCCCGCAGCTGCCCTTGGCCGGCCTGTCCGGCGTCCTGATCCGCCGGCTGTTGCCCGGCTACGTGCGCATGGTGGAGCGGGCCACCGGCGCCATCGGAGGCGATAAGCCATGAGCGTACTGATTCGTTTCTTTCGCGCGCTGTGGACGCTGGTCGTTGGCGCCGCTGCCGACGCGCTGCAGTGGCTGGGCAAGCCCGGCAGCAAGGTCAAGCTGGTGTGCGCGGTGCTGGCCTTCGGCTGCATGGTGTCCGGGCTTACTGCCTGGGAGAAGGAACAGAAGATCCGCGACCTGAGCGCCCAGGTGATCAAGGTACGTGCCGACTGGCAGGCTGATGCCGCCCGACTGCAGGCCGACGTGGACAGCCGCGATCAGCGTTTGGCTGAGGTCGCCGCCGCACTGAGGGCCGAAGCCGAGAAGCTGGAAGCGCTCAAGGCAGAGAGCGCGGCAGCACTTCAGGAGCTGGCCGGCAAGATCGAGGCGTCCGAGAAGGAGGCTTCAACTTGGCGCGGCCGCTACGAACAACGGCCTGACACCTGCAAGGCGGCACTGGAGCTGCTCGATTCCGCCTGCCCGGCACTAAAGGGGTACTGACATGCGCGTCATCGTCGTTACATCCGCTGCGCTGCTGGCCGCCTGCCAGGCCGCGCCGGTCCAGCCGAACCCGCCGCCGGCAGCCGTCATCACAATCCCGGTGGCCACCTACGTGCCGATCGATGGCCAGCTGCGCAAGCGCTGCAAGTGGGAGAAGGAGGCGGAGCCGTCTGCCGTGTTCGAGGTGAGCAACGGCCGGAAGCGTTGCCTGCTGCAGTACGAGGCGCAGCTCGACGCCATCGACCAGGTGCAGGGGAAGCCGGCAGGGGACGGCGCGGGCGGCGGCTGAGGCCGTTTCACGCGCGCGTTTCACGGCGGACGGGGGCCCCGGGGCTTATCCACACCAACCGGGGGGAATTCGGACCCCGGTCAAAGACAGTTTTTCGGCCTCTATGGTGCTCCACCACAGGGCACGGTTTTGGCGGGTTTTCCCGGGAGAAACCCAATTTTCATAGCTGAATAGGTTGCGCATCGGGTAGCACATGGCCGACATCCACGAATTCACCAAGGGCTGGTCCGTGGCCAGGCTGGCGGATGAGTTCGGAATGGACCGCCGAACGGCCAGCAAGCGGCTGAAGGAGGCCGGCGTCCCGCCGCTGACCAAGCGCGCTGGGCACGACGTTTATCGTCTGGCCGATGCAGCACCGGCGCTGGTGAACCCGGGTGCCGCGGCGTTCGGCGCGGAGGGCGTGGTCGATCCGCGCGACCTGCCGCCGATGGAGCGCCGCGCCTACTACCAGTCGGAGAACGAGCGCCTGAAGGTCGAGTCGACCATCGGGCAGCTGGTGCCGGCCGCAGAGGTCGAGGCCGACTACGCCGAGCTGGTGAAGAAGGTCGTGCAGTTCTTCGACACGCTTCCTGACGTGCTCGAGCGCAAGGCCGGGCTCACGCCGGAGCAGGTGGTCAAGGTGCAGGACGAGTGCGATCGCGTCCGGCAATCCATGTACGAGGGCATCACCGATGACGACGTACGCGACAGCGCGTAGCGTGCGCCAAGGCGTTGCCGAGATGATCCGGCCGCCGCGCCGCATTAGGGTGAGCGAGGGAGCGCGCGTGCTGCAGGTGGCCAATGCCGCCGGCGCCGCCGGATCTTGGGATCCGGACACGACGCCCTACATGGTCGAGCCGCTGGACACGACCGGTAGCCGCCACTACGAGGCGGTGGTGTTCGTAGGGCCGGCGCGGTCTGGCAAGACCATCTCGCTGATCGATGCGCGCCTGGCCTACCTGATCACCTGCAACCCGGCCGACGCCATGGTTGTGCAGATGTCCAAGGATGCGGCCGAGGACTACAGCAAGACCCGTATCGCCCGCAGCATCGCCGCCAGCCCGGAGCTGCGCTCCAGGCTGAGCCCGCGGGCTCACGACGACAACATCCTGCTGAAGTTCTTCCGGTCGGGAATGTCGTTGCGCATGGGCTGGCCGTCGGTGTCGGTGCTGTCGGGCAAGGACATCCACGACGTCCTGATGACGGATGTGGACAACTACACCGGCGACCTGACTATCGACGAGTGCTTCGGCCTTGGCCTGAAGCGCACGCAGACCTACATGTCCGCCGGCATGGTGGTGGCCGAATCGAGCCCGGCAACCGACTACGCCGACGGTGCGTGGAAGCCTCTGCACCCACACCAAGGCCCGCCGGCGGCCGGCATCGCGGCGCTGTACGCGCGCGGCGATCGCCGACGCTGGTACTGGCCATGCCCGGAATGCGGCGAGCGGTTTCAGGCAGCGCCAGGCTATGACGGCTTCGCGCTGCCGCCGATGGAGGAACTGCTCGAACGGGTCGTGCTGGACGACGTGCAGAAGATGGCGCGGCACTACTCGCTGCTGCACTGTCCGCACTGCGGTGTGGGCCTGCAGCACCGGTGGAAGGACGGGATGAACCGCAGCGGAGTGTGGGCTGCGGAGGGCCAGGTCGTGCACGCCGACGGAACGGTCACCGGTGAAAGGCCGGAAGCGCGCATCGCCAGCTACTGGCTGGGTGGTGTTGCAGCCGCCTACCAGTCCTGGGAATCGCTGATCGAGCGCTACTTCCAGGCGCTGCGGACGTTCGCCACCACCGGTGAAGAGCGGCCGCTGAAGACCACGCACAACGTCGACGGCGCGATCAACTACGTGCCGATGGCAGCGCGCTCTGCCAGTGATCCGAACGAGATGCAGGAGCGGGCCGAGGTCTGGCCTGCGGGTGCTGTGCCAGCGGGCGTGCGTTTCCTGCTCGGTGAGGTCGACGTCCAGGCCAACCGGTTCGTCGTGCTGGTGCTGGGCTTCGGCATCGGGGAATCCGGGCAACTGGAGCGCTGGGTGGTCGATTCCTTCACCCTGCGCACCTCCAAGCGGGAGGACGGTTCGGGCGGCTTCCTGCCACTGGACCCGCCGAAGTACCTGGAAGACTGGGAACGCCTGGTCGAGAAGGTCATCTGCCGGCGCTACCCGCTGGACGATGCCACCGGCCGCAGCATGCCGGTGCATGCAGTGGGTATCGACTGGGGCGGCAAGTCGGGCACCTCGGTGCGCGCGCTGGAGTTCTGGCGTTCGCTTAAGGCCAGGAAGCTGCACGCCAGGGTCAGGCTGATCAAGGGCGACGCGCGCCGCGAGGGTGGGCTGTTCCGGGAGACCTTCCCGGACAGCAGCAAGCGCCGGGACCGCAAATCAGGGTCGAAGGGCGATGTGCCGCAGCTGCTGCTCAACGTGGACCGACTGAAGGACACGGTGGACGCCAACATCAAGCGGGCCGAGCCCGGGCCCGGCTACTACCACTTTCCCGACTGGCTGCCCGAGGCGTTCTACGCGGAGCTGACGGCCGAATCGAGGACGGCACGAGGCTGGGAAAACTTGGCCAAGCGCCGCAACGAAGCCTTCGACCTGTGCGGCTATGCCGAAGGCATGGCGCTGTGGCTGAAGGTTCCGGCCATCAACTGGACCGCGCCGCCGGCATGGGCCGCGCCGTGGGACGACAACCCAGACGTGAGGGCAGACGACGTCGCGCCGGCGCCAACGCCACGCACGCGAACCCGCCGCGTCATCCGAAGCAAGTACCTGGGACGCTGATATGGCATTTACCAAAGAACAGGTCGCGAAGCTGGAGGCAGCTATCTCGGCGGGCGTCCTGAGCGTCCGCTACGCCGACCGAACTGTGACCTACCAAAGCCTGGACTCGATGCGGCGGCTGCTGAAGCAGATGCGGGACGAGATTGGCCAAGCATCAGGCGCGCCACGGCGCCGCCGCATCGTGCGCCTCTACCAGTCGGGGACCGGAAATGTCTGATATCGCCGAAGGCCCTTACCGCGCCGCCGGCAATGGCCGACGCCTGCGCACTTTCCGGCCGACCTCGCTCGGGCCCAACGCCGCATTGACGGGCCTGTCCACATTGCTGGCCCGGGCACGGCATCTGGCCCGCAATGACCCGTGGATGGTCAGTGCGCTCAACAAGAGCGTATCCAACGGCATCGCCACGGGCATCCAGGCAAAGCCAGTTTGGGGGTCGAAGGAGCACAAGAAGAAGCTCACCAAGCTGTGGACCCGCTGGGGCAAGTACGCTGATGCAGACGGCGTGCTGGGCTGGGAGGGCCTGCAGGCGCTGTCCTGGCGCGAGTGGAACGAAGCCGGCGAGGTGTTCGCCCGGCTCCGCTACCGGCGGCCCGAGGACGGCTTGCCGGTGCCGCTTCAGGTGCAGCTGATCGAATCGGAGCAGTGCCCGCAGCACTACAACGGCGTGGCCAGCAACGGAAACGCGATTCGACAAGGCATTGAGGTCGATCGCATCGGGCGCCGCGTGGCCTACTGGATGTACCGGGAACATCCCGGGGATCTGCAGCAGACCGTCAACGGCAACGAGTTGGTGCGTGTGCCTGCGGAGCAGGTGCTGCACCTCTTCCGGCCGAGCCGTGCCGGTGCGATGCGGGGCGTACCACGCTCCGCTCCGGCTCTGTTGCGCATGTTCAACCTGGACCGCCTCGATGACGCGGTGCTGGAACGGCAGGCGCTGGCCAACCTGTTCGCAGGCTTCATCACATCAGATGCCAGCGCTGATGGCGACGAGGGCGACGCCGTCGGAGATCTGATCACCGGTGAGGACGCCGATGGAACGGCCATCGGTGGCCTGGAACCCGGCACGCTGCAGGAGCTGCCACCAGGTCGGAAAATCGACTTCGCCAATCCGCCCAGTGCCGGCTCTGACTATGCGGAGTTCTTGCGCGGTCACCTGCTGGCGATCTGCGCCAGCCAGGACGTGCCCTACGAGGTGCTCACCGGCGACCTGCGCAACGTCTCCGACCGCGCGCTGCGCCTGATCCTCAACGAGTTCCGCCGTGTCATCGAGCAGGACCAGTGGCTCTACATGATCCCCATGTTCTGCCAGAAGGTTCGCGACGCCTTCATTGATCAGGCGGTGCTGGCTGGTCTGTTGAAGGTGCCACGGTATGCGGCCCTTCGCGACGACGTGACCGAAACCCTGTGGGTGCCCGAGGGTTGGCCGTGGAGCCACCCGGTGCAGGACGTGACGTCCGAACTCAAGGCTGTGCGGGCGGGCTTCAAATCACGCAGCAAGGTGGTGCTGGGCGCTGGCGAGGATCCCGAACAGGTCGACGCTGAGCAGGCGCTGGACAACGAGCGCGCAGACGCGGCCGGGCTTCGCTACGACAGCGACCCGAGGCGTACGAACGCCTCCGGTGCCCGGCAGGACGACAAACCCGGCGCCCCTGGCGCCAACAACGATGAAGGGAATGACGATGACGAGTAAGCCTGGCCTCTTGGCCCGAATGCTGGGTCGCGGCAGCCGTGCGCCTGTGGTGGCCTCGCTCGCGGCCGCGGTCCTCAATCAGCCGTTGCTGGTGCAGCCGACCATCGGCGAGGCACTGGTGGGCGGCTATCTGGAAGGGAAGGTCACCAGCGACGACAGCGTGCTGAAGGCCGACCGCTTCGAAGTGTCCGGCGCCGACGGGCAGCCGGTGGGCGTCGCCCAGAAACTGATCGGTGTGATCAACCTGTCCGGTGCAATGGTCAACCGGCCGATGCCCGGCGCCAGCGGCCCAGGTCCGGTGAGCTATGCCGCGGTGCGCGACACCTTCGATGAACTGCTCAACGACGATGCGGTGACCTCCATCATCCTCCGACTGGACACGCCGGGCGGCATGGCGTCTGGCTGCTTTGACCTGGTCGACCACATCTTCGAGGCGCGTGGCCGGAAGCCGGTGTATGCGCTGGTCGATGACCATGCGTACTCCGCCGGCTTCGCCCTCGCTTCTGCCTGCGACGAGATCTGGATCAGCCGCACCGGCGGTGTCGGGTCGGTAGGCGTGGTCCGCTTCCACCATGACTGGAGTGGCAACAACGCACAGATCGGCCTGAAGGTCACCCCGCTTTTCGCAGGTGCCCGCAAGGTCGACTTCAACCCCAACTTCCCCCTCAGCGAGGAAGCGCACGCAGAGGCAATGGCGGATCTGGAGGACATGTACACGCTGTTCGTCGATACCGTGGCGCGCAACCTCGACATGCAAGCCGAAGCGGTGCGCGCCACCGAGGCGGCCTGCTACCGCGGCCAGGCCGCTGTGGCGGTGGGTTTTGCTACCCGGCTCGGCACCTGGCACGACCTGATCGCGCACCTCGGCGCGGCCGAAGCGGCACCGCCGCCCGCGCCGGGCGGCCCGGATCCGGACGACGAGCCGGAGGCAGCGGCAACGCCGTTGGCACCCGAGGCCGCACTCGCGCCGCCGGCAGCCGTCTCGGAGAACCCGGCAGCCGCGCTGGCTGCCGCGGTCGCTTCCAGCGATCTTCCGCCGGCGCTCGCTGTGGCATTGCTGCGTCGCCCGATGCCGCAGGGTGAGCAGGCGGCAAGCGCGATCGAGTACGCGACCGCAGTCCAGGATGCATGCGCGGCCGCACTGCGTGGCGATGACACGATCGCGGCCAGCTTCATCGAGAAGAACACCGACCTCGACACGGTGCGTGCACAGCTGTTGTCGATGAAGGCGGAAGAGGGCCGGAGTACTCAGGTCATCACCGCACACCCGGCCTCCATGGCCGATCAACGAGCCGCCGAAATGAAGGCGCAGCTGAACCCCAACAACATCTACAAAAACCGAGGTAACTGACGATGGAAATCTCTCTGGCCGGCACCCGCACCGGCGAATTCCTGCTGTCCGAAGCAGGCGGCGAGCGCAGCCGCGAACTGATCCGTCTGCCGGCCGGGCAGGGCATGCTGGCCGCCGGCACCCTGCTCAAGGCCGACAATACCGTGGCCGCCAACGGTGCCGACGCAGTGAAGGTGCTCTACGGCCCGGTGGATACCGGTGCGAACATTGGCGAGCTGCCGGTGAAGGGCGCAGCGATCGCACGCGATGCAGAGGTCTTTGGCGAAAAGCTGGTCTGGGCTGACGGCGTTACCGACGATCAGAAGTTGCTGGCCGCGCTGAGCCTGGCCGAGTCGGGAATCATCACCCGCTGGACCCAGCAGCCGATCGCGTCGAACGCAGCCGATCACCTGGTGTTCGTGTCCGAACCGCTGACCGGCACCGCCGGGGTTGCGCTGGGCCCGATCGTGGTACACGTCAAGGACGTCTTTGGTGCCCTGGTCACCGGCAGCACCGTCAGCGCCACTCTGGCCAAGGCCAGCGGCACCGGAAACCTGGCCGGCGGCGGTGCAAAGGCAGCCGTGGGCGGCGTCATCACCTGGGATGCCGCGACGCTGAGCGCAGCGGGCGACTACACCCTCAAGGTGACGGCCACCGACCTGGGCGAAGCCATCAGCGACACCATCACCATCGCAGCCGCTGCCGGCGGCTGACCGCCGAGCAGCTCCCTCTTCACCCGCTGACCCCTGGCCCCGCTTTCGCGGGGCCTTTTCGTATCCCATTCCAAGAGAGAAATCACCATGGATCTGCAGACCCTTCTGGCTCTGGGCGTGCTGAGCTTCGACGCCCTGAACGCCTACATCAACAACCTGCCGCGCATCTCCACGCGGCTGGCCGACATGCGCCTGTTCCAGGAAGATGGCCTGGTCGGCACCACCATCGTCAAGGTGGGTATCAAGGGCACCAAGCTGGTGCTGGTCCCGAACGTTCCACGCGGTGCGCCCGGCCAGCCCAAGGGGCTGGAGCGTGGCAAGGTGAAGCTGCTGGAAACCACCCACCTGCCGCAGAACTCGACGGTCATGGCTGACCAGCTGCTGGGCGTTTATGACCCGGCCGACCCGGAAGGCGCCAACGTTGCCGCCGTGGTCAACGCGCTGCAGGCGGTGCACAAGCGCGACCTGGACTTCACCATCGAATACCACCGTATGGGCGCGCTGCAGGGCAAGCTGCTCGATGCCGACGGATCGGTGATCATCGACTTCTACGAGGAATTCGGTGTCAGCCAGATCGTCATCGGCATGGAGCTGAACAAGGACGCCACCAAGGTCCGCGCCAAGTGCATGGCCATCAAGCGCGCAATCGAGGAAAAGCTGGGTGGCATTCCGTACACCGGCATCCATGTGTTCTGCAGCGCCGGCTTCTTCGATGCCCTGACCGACCACCCGGACGTCCAGAAGGCCTACGAGCGCTGGCAGGACGGTGCCGCGCTGCGCGATGACGTCCGCAAGGGCTTCGTGTTCGGTGATATCACCTTCGAAGAGCTGCAGGGCAATACCGGCGGCGATCTGGCCCTGGCCGATGGCGAAGCGATCGCCTTCCCGCTGGGTGTGCCGGACATGTTCCTGACCCGCTTCGCGCCGGCGGACTATCTGGAAACGGTGCGCGGCATCGGCCTGCCGTACTACACCAAGACCGCCCCGATGCGCATGAACAAGGGCATCCAGCTGGAAAGCCAGTCCAACCCGCTCAACATCAACACCCGACCGGACGCGGTGATCCGCCTGAAGGCCGGCGCGAAGTAAGCCAACAGTGCCTGGCCCGCTCCGGCGGGCCAGGCTGGAGGGTGTATGGCCCAGATCAGGATCGGGGTCGACCCCGACAACGTCTTCGGGCGACAACTGACCGAGCTTGAGCAGTCCCAGCTGCCCTACGCTGCATCGCAGGCCGCCAACAAGGTGGCCTACGAGATCCGCGAGCGCTGGAAGCGCCAGGCGCCGCGGGTGTTCGACCGGCCCACGCCGCTGACAGTCAACGCAGCGATGTACCGCAAGGCCACCAAGGCCCAGCCGTACGCCGAAATCTACCTCCGGGACGAGGCCTTCAAGGGCACGCCGCCGGCGAAGTACCTGCTTGCCGAGGTGGATGGTGGTCAGCGCCGCCGGAAGGGCTTCGAGCGGCTGCTGCAGAGCCGAGGCCTGTTGTCGCCGACGCAGTTTGCGGTGATGGGTCGGGGCGCTCAGGCGAACCAGTACGGCAACGTTCCGGCCGGCCAGGTGACCAAAATCCTGTCGCAGCTGGGCGCCCAGCGGGACCGGTACCAGAACGAGACCAGTGTCAGCCGGAAGCGGCGACGGGGCAAAGGCAACAACCGTGATGGCGAGTACTTCGTGATCACCAAGCGCCGTGGCGTGCTGCGCCCGGGCATCTATGAGCGAATCGGACGAGGATCGGGTGTCCGATCCATCTTCATCTTCACCAACACCGCCGCCTACACGCCGCGCTACGACATCTTCGGCATGGCCGAGGACACCTGGAAGCGGCTGATGCCGTTCTTCCTGAAGCGCGAGCTGGAAAAGGCCATGGAAACCGCGAGGCCCCTGCCTTGAACCAGAAAGCCTTCATGCAGGCCTTCGACGCAGTCGCGTTCGATGCCTTCCGCGCAGCCGGCGTCGCCGATGCTGCCCAGTACAAAGAACCGGGCGGCACGGTTGAGGTGCCGTGCACAGTGCTGCTGGACGAAGCCGTGGAGCAGTTCACGCCCGACGATGTGGCGCCCATCGCGACCACCGTTGATCGGGTGACGCTCCAGTTGGCCGAAATCAACCCTCGCGCGGGCGGTGTGGTGCGGATTGAGGGCACCGGCCGCCGGCTCAAACTGGTCCAGAAGATCCACGCCGACGAATCGACGGCGGTGTGGGAGGTGGCCAATGTCTGATCGCACCCCCAGCCCGCGGAAGCAGCTGCTGCAGGCGATGGGCAAGACGCTGCAGCTGATCAGCACCGACAACGGCTACCTGACCGATGCCGGTGCCGGTTGGACACTGGAGCCGAAGCCCGGTGATCAGGACACGCAGACTGTGCTGACGGCCGTGATCGAGAAGCAGCAGCGGGCGGAGAGCCCCTCGAAAGTCAACACGCACCGGCTTACCACCGTCAGCGTCATCGCCAAGGTTCCCACAGACACCGAGGGATACCAGCAGGCGCTGGACGACCTGGTGACCGATATCGAGGCGGCCATGGATAGCCGGTGCGTAGCTCGCAACTTCCCCGACGGCATCCAGGTGCCGGTGTACGTCGGAATGGAACCGCTGATGCCGGAGAAGGCCAGCGCCGGCTGGGTCGGCGTGCTGATCACCTACCAGACCCACATCCCCAAGAAATAACCCGCCGCACAGCGGCAACCCAACTGGAGAGCCATCATGGCCGAAGACTACAGCTACCTGGGCGCAGGAATCGTCCTGATCCGTGAGTGGAACACCGCTGATCCGTTCTTGGAGATCGGCAATATCTCAGCCTATACCGTGGCGCCGCAGACCAATACCATCGAGCTGGCCGACTACCAGAACCCCGGCGGCGGCACGGCCAACCGTGTCGATCGCGTGACCGGCTACAACCTCAACTACACGTTCCACGACTTCAACCCGGAGAACTTCGCCCGGGCAACTCGCGGCAAGGCCAGCAGCATCGCCGCGGGTACCGTCACCGATGAGCCGGTGCTGGCCGTGCCGGGCAGCTTCGCGCCACTGTCGCGCCTGGCCACGGAGGTGACCACCGTGAAGCCAGCAACCGGAACCACCGCCTATGAGGCCGGGAAGGACTATCGTTTCGAGCGCGGCATGCTGTTCATCCCGGTAGGATCTGCGATTGCAGCACCGTCCGCGGCCGGCACCCCGAACATCAAGGTCACCTACAAGAACGCGGACCTGGGCCACGTTGAAGCTGCGGTCACCTCGCAGAAGTTCTACGAGATGCAGTTCTACGGTGCCAACGAGGCACGCGGCGGCAAGTTGGTCCGCCTGGTAGCGCACAAGGTGGCCGGCGGCGTCATCGAGAGCATGGGCCTGATCGGCAATGAGTTCGGCGCGGGAAGCGTGCCCGGCGCGCTGCTCAAGGACTCGTCGAAGGCCACGGGCAACGACAAGTCGGCCTACTTCTACTGGCAGCAGGAGAAGTAAGCCGTGGCCGATGATGACGTGATCGCCCCGCCGACGCGCACGGTTCTTGTACGTGGCGAGAAGGTGGTTGTGGGTCCCCTGCGCCTGGAACAGATCGGTCCGTTCATCACGGCCAGCCGCACCATCATCGCCCGAGTGGCGATGATGGCCGGTGTGGTCGAGGGCGCCGATCGTGCTGGCGTCGGTGCCATCCTGCTCGACCTGCTCGAGCAGGACAGCAACGAGATCGCCGCGGCTTTGGGGGTGGCAATCGGACGCGAGGCGGAATGGGTTGCGGGGGCAACGCTGGACGAGATCGCTGACTTGCTGGAGGCGGTTGTCGGGCTCAACAGGGATTTTTTCGCCCTCCGCCTGCGGCGGCTTCTGCTGCAGGCGAAGCTTCCGGCGGAAGAGAGTACGGCCTCGCCGACCTGATCCAGTACCTCATCGCCCACGGACACTCCCGCGCGGAGGTGATGACCTACACCCTGGCACAGCTGCGAGCCTTCACCGCCGCAGCTGCGCAGGTTGAGCGGGACCGCATCGCGGAATTCGCCGTGGCCACGCGCATGGCTATGGCCGCCCCGGCTGCCGACTGGCAGATGTACCTGGCTGCTCTGCGCGGCCAGGCCCCGGCACAGCAGCGACAAGGAATATCGAACGATGGCTGATCCTTCAGCAAATCTGCGCGTCCGCATCAGCGCGGACCTGGCCGACATTCGGCAGGGCTTGGGCGTGCTCACTCGCCAGCTGCGCGAGGTGCGCACCGAGGCGGCCAGGCCGCTGCCGACGAAGAACAACATCACGGAGCTGGGGGTCTCTGCAGGGCAGACGGCGCAGGCGATGCGCCAGCTACCGGCGCAGTTCACCGACATCTTCACCAGCCTGCAGGGCGGCATGCCCTTCTTCACAGTGCTGGTGCAGCAGGGTGGCCAGATCAAGGACAGTTTCGGGGGTGTTGAGCCGGCATTGAAGGGGGTCTCGTCGGCGCTGCTGGGGATGGTGAATCCGTATACCGTGGCCGCGGCGGCTGTCGGATTGGTGGTCTACGCCTGGTATGACGCCGAGCAGCAGGCCCAGGCCTACACGAAGGCACTTGTCCTGTCGCGCAATGAGGCGGCCGCGACGACCCTGACGCTCGTCACCATGGCTCAGAAGACCAGCGACGCGCTGCAGGTTGCCGCCGGCGTTGGTGCCGAGGCGGCTCAGGCCGTCGGCTCGAACGGGAAGATTGCCGGGCAGAATCTTCAGGACGTGGCCAATGCAGCCGTGGCGATGAAGGAAATCAGCGGGCAGGCGCTCGATGAAACCATCGCCATGTACGCAAAGCTGGCGGAAGACCCGGTCAAAGGAATGCAGAAGCTCAACGAGCAGGTCAACTTCATGACCCTGGCGCTCTACGAGCAGGTGAAGGCGTTGCAGGAGCAGGGCCGGAATCAGGACGCCGTGACTGTGATCACCCGTGCAGCAGCGGATGAAACCGTCATGGCGCTCGCTCGGGTCCGCGCCAGCCAGAACCCGGTGATCCGGGGATTCAAGGACCTGTGGGTCGAGGCCACGAAGGCGTGGTCGGCGATGCAGGTGAACGTCGGCCTCGGGCCTGCTGCCGCACAGATGCAGCAGCTGGTGGCAGAAAACCAGCGGGAACTCGAGAAGCTGAACAATCTGGCCAACGGTACCCAGCGCGGCCTACCGCTGGCCCGTAATCCTATTGCCCTGGCGGCGATGGAGAAGTCCATCAAAGACCGGTCGGAGAAGATCAAGGCATTGGCCGCTGATCTGATCAAAGAGCGCAAGGATGCGGAGGTAAAAGCTGCTCAGGCTGCATCGACCGATTTCATTTCGGAGATGGATTCCATCATCGAGTCCCAGGCCAGCAAGGAAGAGAAGAAGCGGCAAGAGGTAGAGCGTGTCAATGGTGAAGCCGCAGCGGCCCGGCGCAAGGCCCAGGCGTCAGGCCTCATTGCAGAGGCGGAGGCCATCGAGAGGCGGCGCGCCGCCGCAGTCGCGGCCATTGAGAAGAAGTACCGGGAAAAGGCAGCGACCGGCACCGGCGCAGCATCACGGTCCGCCGGCCTACGCGGTTTCAAGGATGATCTGGTAGAGGAACAGGCGCAGATCACGGCGAGCACGCAGATGCTACGTGCACAGTACTCAGCACGCGAGATTACGGCGTCCGAGTACTACAGCCGTATGAGGGAGCTGCTGCAGCAGGGAAATGACGCGCAATCTCGCTCGCTTCAGCGCCAGATTGAATTCCTGCAGAAGCAGGGCGTTAGCGGCAAAGATGCAATCAACGTCAACCGACAGATCGGCGAGCTGGAAGCACGACTGGCCAAGTTGCGTATCGAAGGCGCCGCTGCAGTGGAGGTGCTTGCGAAAGAGGAACAGTCGGCTGCCAAGGCGCGGGAGAACGCAGTCAAAGCCTACGCCAGTGCACTGGATGCCAGTAATGAGGCGCTACGGCGCCAGCTCACGACCCAGGCGCAGCGTGTTGGCATGGGCGATCGCGAGTATGAAATACAGCAGCGGATCAACGAAGCCATCGCGGACGAGGCGGAGAAGCTCCGAGAACTGAGCCTGCAGCGGAACGCGGATCAGATCGATCAGATCACCTTCGAAGAAGAAAGGGCGCTGCTGCATGCCAAGACGCTAGACCGTCTTCAGATCATCAAGAGCGGCTACGACGAGCTGCAGCAGGCCGAGGGAAGCTGGCTGGCAGGCGCCACCGCTGCCTGGGCGAACTACCAGCAGGAGGCCGGCAATGCCGCTCGGCAGATGGGCGACGTGGTCGGAAGCGCCATCGGTGGCTTCGAAGACGCGTGGGTCAAGTTCACCACGACCGGGAAGCTGAGCTTCTCCGACCTCACCAAGTCGGTCCTGGCCGATCTGGCGCGCATCGGCGCGCGGCAGGCGGCAATGGGAATAGTGAACATGTTCGCCAGTGCCTGGGGTGGCGGTGTCACCGCTGCGGGTAACCAGGCGGTCACCTCCGGCACCAGCAGCATCAATAACCAGCTGTTCCAGAACATGAGGGGCGGCTACTCCACCGGCGGGTACACGGGTGACGGTGGTGTTCTTCAGCCGGCCGGGGTAGTCCATAAGGGCGAGGTGGTCTGGTCGCAGAGGGATGTGGCGCGCGCGGGCGGTGTCGAGGTGGTCGAGGCGATGCGCAAAGGGCTGAAGGGCTATGACTCGGGCGGAGCTGTGGCTACTCCGGTCGGTTCCGGAATGGCCGCCGGCGCGATCAATGTTCGCGTGATGAACGCGCCAGCGGGCACCACCGCCAGCGCGTCTCGCAACAGTCAGGGCGGCTTCGACATTGAGGTTCTGCTGGGCCAGGTCGACAGCTACATCGGTGGCCAGGTCGCCAGTGGTCAGGGATCAACGTATGCAGCAATGGGGAGCCGATTCGGCTTAAAGGACTCGGTGTGATGACAGCACTACCTTCAGTGGCACGTGTCATGTTCGAAGGGCAAAAACGAACCTTCGACCCCTCAGTTCTGAGGACCGAAATGGAGCGCGGCGCGCCCAAGCAGCGCTTGGAGAACAGCCAGGTGCTGATCAAGCAGGCCATGACGCTCTACTTCGCCAGCATCGCGGACGTGAACACCTTCGATGCCTGGTACTTCGGCGAGATCAAGCGCATTGGGTGGTTCACCCTTGTGCACCCTTACACGGGGGAGGTGATCACCGCGCGCTTCGAGAATGGCGCCCTCGGCGATCTGGTGCCCGAAGAGAAGCTGCCCGAGGACTACAGGATGGATGTGGTCGTGGAGTACATGAGATGAGCAGTTTCACCGAGCGCAAGCAGCGCATGACCGACACCAGTGGGACGCTGCTGTTCCTGTCCATCACCTCGCCGTCGCTTCCGGGTCCGCTGCGCATCGTCAACGACACCCAGGACTGGGTAAGCCAGGGCATTCCCTACATGGGCGTGCCCTTTGGCTTCAAATTGCCCGATGACACCCGCGGTCAGTCCCCGCGTGCCCAGTTGGTGCTGGACAACGTCGGGCGCGGCATCTCCGAGGACCTGGAGGCGCTGGGGCCGAACGAGCTGATGATGGCGCGGCTGATGGTGTCGGACCGTGCAGACCCCAACCTGTACGAGCGGGATTACTACCTGCCGATCACCAGCGTGTCGGTGGCCGGCGCCACCGCCACCGCTCAGTGCGGTGTCGACTACCTGATGCGGCAGCAGGCCGTGCGCCTGCGCGCCAACCCGTTCACGCTACCGGGGATCTTCTGATGCGGCTGGCAGATGTAGAAGCCTTGGTGGGCGTGCCGTACTGCGAGCACACGTGCGATTGCGCCGATTTCGTGGTGCTGGTCCAACGGCAGCTGTTCGGGCGCGCCGTTCAGCTCCCCAACGGTCGCCCGAGAGGCGTGGTGGGCCAGGCCGCCATTGGCGAGCTGTCGAGGCCGTATGGGACCGCGGTGGCCGTGCCAACGGACGGTGACCTGGTGCTGATGGTCGAGCACGGGCAGAAGCGCGCCGGCCACGCCGGCGTCTACTTCCACCTGGCCCATGAGGGGTGGGTGCTGCATTCCAACGAAAAGAACGGCTGCAGCGTACTGCACCGCGTTCGTGACCTGCCGGAGTTCGGCTTGAGGATTGAGGGTTACTACAGATGGGCCTGATTAAGGACGCGCCGCTGATCATCACACCGCACCCGGTGACGCTGGAGGGCCAGCGTACCCTGGCGGCGCAGTTACAGGAGGGTGAGCGGCTGGGCGGCTTCCTGGCACGCGTGGTGCCTGACTACTCCAGCGACCTGTGGGAGGTGCGCATCAATGGGGTGGTCGTGCCGCATGAGGTCATGGACCGCGTGCGCCCGAAGGACGGAACGGTGATCGAGGTTCGAGGCGTGGTCAAGAAGACCGCGCTGATGATCGTTGCGCTGATCGCCCTGACCGTCTTCACCATGGGTGTCGGTACGGCCATCGTGGCCGCCGGCTACAGCGCAGCCGTCGCCGGCCTGGCGCAGGGCGCGATCTACGCCGCAGGGGCGCTGCTGATCCAGAAAGTGCTGGGGCCCAAGCGGCCCAAGCCCAGCGCCAGCGATGCCAGCCCGGTGTACACCATCGGCGCGGCCAGGAATCAGCCGCGCCCGTACCAGCCCCTGCCGCTGCTGCTGGGCGGGCCATTGCGCATCGCGCCGGACGTGGCCAGCAACCCCTATACCTGGTACGAGGCCGACGACCAGTACCTCGCCATGACCCTGACGGCGGGCATCAACGTGGGGCGCGTGGAGGCCCTGTACAACGGCGATGCGCTGTTGTCGTCCTTCGAGGGCGTCACGGTGTGGCACAACGGCTTTTCCGAGATGCCCAGCGAGGCCATCCCGCTGTACAGCAATGCCGACACGATCAACGGCGGCGCGCTGGAAGCGGAGAAGGGCCAGGCCAGCCCGTGGGTGCAGCGCACCAGCAGCCCGAACACGATCCGCCTGAAGGTGGACGTGGACTTCATGCTGTTCGACACGACCAGCAAGGGCAAGCCGAAGGACAACCGGGAGACGATTGAGATCCAGTACCGCGCCGTCGGCATCGCCAACTGGAGCTTCTTCGGGTCCTATTCGATCGTCAGCCGATCGCAGAAGCAGCAGCGCCGCAGCTACTCCCGGGATGTGCCGGAGGGGCAGTACGAAGTGCGGGTCCGCATTGCCGGCCACAACACCGACGGCAGCGGCGCCACCAGCGACTTCACCTGGTCCACCCTGACCAGCATCCAGAAGGACACCGCCGACTACGCCGGTCTGGCCCGAATCGGCATCCGGATCAAGGCAACCGGGCAGCTCAACGGCCAACCGGATGAGATCCGCTGCGTCGCCTACGCCGAGCCGGCACCGGTCTGGACGGAGGCGGGGTGGGCGACGAAGGAGACCAACAACCCGGGCGCACTGATCCTGGCCTATGCCCGCGGCTTCAGGGACGAGCACGGCAAGCTGATCGCCGGCATCGGCCTGGACGATGTCCAGATCGATATCGAGGCGCTGAAGGCCTTCATGCTGTTCTGCCAGGCCAATGGCTACGGCTACTCGAACTACATCAAGGACGTCCGCAATCACGACGACGTGCTCAATGCCGTCGCGCTGGCCGGGTTCGGCCAGATCACCTGGGCCGGCGGCCGTCTGTCGGTGGTGTGGGCCGGGTCGGAGCAGCCGCTGTCCGGCGTGGTCAACATGGCGACCATCAAGAAGGGGCAATTCCAGGTTGACTACACCCTGGCCAACGCCGCCGACGGGATCGAGTACAGCTACTACGACGCCACCGACTGGACGACCAAGACCCTGCGCGTGGCCGCGCCCGGCGTAACCACCATGCTCAACCCGGCCACTGTGGAGGGCGAGGGCATCACCAACGAGGCGCACGCCGCGCGGATGGCGCGCTACCACCTGGCGCAGTCCCTCTACCAGTACAAGGACATCACCTACAGCACGGACATCGAGCACCTGAGCTATCGTCGCCTGTCCCTGCTGGCCCTGCAGCACGACCTGACGCAGTGGGGCGCCGGCGGTCGAATCGTTTCGGCCACCGCGGCCAACGGCGTTGTCACGCTGCGGCTGGACGAGCCGGTCCAGGCACCGACCAACGGCAACGCCTGGATCGGCCTGCGCATCCCCGGCGAACGGGTGTACCGCGTGTTCGGCGTGCAGCCGTTCACCGGCACCAGCGACACCATCCGCCTGACCGGTTCCTGGCCAGGCGATGCGCCGCTGCCTGGCGACACACCGGATAACCCGGCTCACGACACCATCTGGATCTACGACTTCAAGCAGACGCCGGGGTACCGGGTCCGCGTGGTCGGCATCGAGCCCGAGAGCGACCTGAAAGGCGCCAAGGTGTCCGTGGTGCCCGAACCGCCGGAGTTCTGGAACTACGTGCTCACCGGCGAATACGTCCCGCCGGTCAATACCAATCCGATCACCAGCCGCCCGATTGCCAGCGGCCTGGCCATCACTGAGCAGCAGGTGGTGCAGGGCGATACGGTGTTCACCGAGCTGACCGTCACCTTCGAGATCAGCGGCCCGGTCGGCAACATCGTGGTGCTGGCCGCCGGCAGCGACGGTGTGCTCTCCGAGGTGGCCCAGACCACCACCCGTACGGCCACCTGGCGCATCAGCCATGCGGACCAGTACACCGTGGTGGTCCGACCGTTCAGCCCCGACGGCCGGGCCGGCGTCGCAGCGTCGGTGACCTACATCACGGCCGGTGCGGATGTCCCGCCGCGCCTGGTGGACTTCTTCGACGTGGACGAGCTGTCCGGCGGCGTGCGCATGTACACCTGGGGCTTCCTGGCCAACAGCATCCAGTCGCCAGACTTTGCCGGCGTCGAGATCCGGTACATGCAGGGTGCGGTGCTGCGACCGGAATGGGAGCAGATGATCCCGATCGGGGGCAGCGGCTACCACGCAGTGCCATTCGAAGCCGTTGTGCCGGAGTCGGGCGACTGGACTTTCGCCTGCCGGAGTGTGAACACGTCGGGGGAGCTGTCCACCGAGGCCCGTGTCATCACCAAGAAGCTCGGCGCCAACCTCGGCCAGGTGATCGACAAGACCATTCAGGAGCTCATCGACGCGCAGCAGCGCATCGACCAGGAGAAGATCGAGCGGTTCAACGAGGATGCCCGTGTCGCGAGTGAAGCCGCGGCCGACGCAACAAAGAAGGCCAACGACGCGATGGCGGCGGCCATTGCGCACGCCGATGCCATCGGAGCGATCGTCGCGGATCTGACCGAGGCCGACGAATGGGAGGCTGGGAAGACCTACCCGGTGGGCGACTTCACCCGGCACGACGGGAAGCTGTACCGGGCGCTGCGCGAGAACACCGACGCCGAGCCTGGCGCCTCCCCGGCTGATTGGCAGCTGGTGGGCAACTTCTCTGGCGTGGGCGAGGCGTTGGCTGCGTCGATCGACATGGCCTACCAGAACGCTTCAGACCTGGCGGCCGAGGCTGGTCGGATCAACGCCATTGTCGCGCGCATGCCAGCAGGTGATGGCAAGGTGGCGTCGGTTGAGGCGGTCGACGCGGTCAGCGGCCGCGTGGAGGAAACGGAAGAGGGCCTGCGCGCGGTCGGAGACCGCACGTCGTCGCTGGAAGCGCAGATGACGTACAAGCACGCCGGCGACCGCGATTGGAACGCGGGTGACCGGAACGTCTACGCCGGCGTGCGCACCTGGCAGTCGGTCATGGTCCAGGGTGATCGGGCGGTGGCCAAGACCGTCGATTCGCTCAACGTCGAGCTCGGCGACTTCAAGGCCAGTGCCACGAAGTCCATCGAGCTGATCGCTACCGAGCAGGCCAGCCAAGCCGAACAGATCGAGCACGTGGGCGCAGAGCTGGAGGGCAAGGCATCATCCGACTACGTGGAGCGCATTGACGCCCGCGTGGCTATCACCGAGAACGGCATCGAGGCCGTCACGGGCCAGCTTGCGTCGGTGAAGGCGGAGGTGTCCGGCAAGGCCAGCGCCGAAGTGGTCCAGGGCATGGAGGCCCGCGTCGTGCAGAACGAGAACGGGCTGACCCAGGTGTTGGCGCGGGCGTTCCTGAACGTCATCGCCAACAGCGGCGCCGGACCGCTGATCGGCGGCATGGTCATCGACAACAACGGCCAGGTCATCAACACCCGTTTCGCCAGCAACACGTTCGAGGTCATCTCGCCCGGGGCCAGCGAGGGCATGGAGTGGCGCGACGGCTTCCTGCGCGTCTGGAAGGGCGCCGCCCAACGCATCATCGGTACCAACTTCGGCGCTGCCGGCGACAACCTGGTTGACTACTTCGGGCCGAACGTCGGCGCCGGGGCCGCAGCGAAGTCCAACGCGGTCATGTGGATGGACGCCAACGGCAGTGCCTACTTCGGTGGCCAGCTGTCGGCGGGCATCCTGCGTAACGCGGTCCAGACGACGACCACGCAGACCGTCGGCGTGGAGCTGGTCAACGGCCCGTTCGCCACCAATGGCCGCGTGCGGAGCGTCACCGTCAGCTTCTCCCGCCGGCATATCCGGACCAAGACCACCTACGGCAGCGACGGCTTTGTCGCGGGCGCGGGCCAGAACACGGCACGCGTTGAGATCTATCGGCGGGTGGGGGAGGGGGCTGAATCGCTTTGGCAGGTACTGAACGTCAGCGGTTCGGTGATGATCCTCAACGAGCAGGACGGCCCGGACAACGCCACGTCCACCTGGGGTGGGTCATTCACCGTGAACGACACCAGCACCAGTGCGCAGACGATGACCTACCGCGCGGTGATCACCAGCTTCACCGAGCAGACCGTAACGCACACCTCCGGCTCCTTCCAGCAGCAGTCCATCACGCAGAGCCTGTCGATCATCTCGGTCGAGAACTGAAACCGCACAGGGCGCGGGCCGGCATGTCCGGCCCGCTTTGCCGTGGGCGATCAACAGCAGAGAACACACATGCCGCAGAAACTCATCGATCAAACCACCATCCAGCCGGACGGCCGCCCCGGCGACGACGCGTTCACCGCGTTCGCGACCTGCAACGAGAACTTCCAGGACACTGAGCAGCGCCTGACGGCGTTGGGTGCCCGCATCGATCAGGAGGCCGCCGACCGCGGGCAGCACGTTGAGGCTGAGTCCACGATTCGCGCAGCTGCGGACTCAGCACTGTCCCAATCGATTGCCGCAGCCAGTGCACGCATCCCAGGTGACAACTACCTAATCAACGGTCAGATGGACGTGTGGCAACTCGGTGATACTTTCACTTGGGCAGAGTCTCGCCGTTACACTGCCGACCAGTGGATCGCGTGGGCCGGTGGTGGTAAGCAGCTGTTCGTGGAACGGCGCAACATGTTCAACATCGGTCTGCCTGCCGCAGTCGAAAGTGTGCGGCCAAAGAACGCCATGTATATCGAAGTTAGTGTTGGCGGGACAGGCAACGATGCTTTTGCCCTTATCCAGCAGCTTGTTGAAGGTGTACACAAACTCAGCGATAGTTCTATCACTACCAGCATGGTGGTATGGGCTGACAAGGCAACAAAAATTGGCGTTGGCCATTGGCAGAACTACGATGATGGTGCACATGTTACCGTGGTTCCGCCGACGCTAATCCAATTGCAGCCTGGGTGGCAGTATGTGCAAGTGACAAAGCAAATGCCTGCTGTTTCTAAAACCTACACCCACGGACCTAACAGTCACATTTCGTTGAACATTTGGCTGGCTAGTGGTTCGGCGGCTGGCGCACCCGGTGCTGGCATCGAAGCGTTCGCTATGTGGCTGACTAACGTAAAAATGGAAGCGGGCACTGCCGCTACGGCGTATCGCCCGCAGCGGGAGTCCGATGTTTTGGTGCAGTGTCAGCGCTATTTCGAAAAGAGCTACAACCTCGGCACTGCCCCGGGCACTGCTACGCGGGTGGGCGGCCACGCGGCAGGACTGCAAACCGGGTATCTCCTGAGCGCCCCGGTGGTGCGGTTCAGTCAGAGGAAGCGCACCTCTCCCGCCATCATCGTTTACAACACCCAAGATGGCGCTGCGGGCCAGATGTCGGAGAACGACGTTAGCGGGCAGCACCGGATAAACCATCCGGCCCTGCTCGACGCCATCGGCGCGATGTCGTTTGAGGCATACGTGGCAAACGGTACGGGTACGCCTAACAACGTCGCCCGATTCCAGTGGACAGCAGACGCGAGGCTCTAATCATGTACCAACTCACCGGAAATCCCGACATCATTCGCTGTGTCGAGACCGGCGCCTTCATTCCGCGCGGTCACTACCTGTGGCCGACGGAATGGCTGGAGCAGAACACGCCTCTCCCGGCACTGCCCGGCCTGGGCTTTGAGCTGCACACTCCCGCGCACTACCGCTACATCCGCGACCAGGCGTTCGCGTGGATGCGCGCCGAAGCGGTTGAGCGTGGCTACGACAGCATCGAGTCGTGCGCGAGCTACTACAACAGCGGCGTGGCCCGATACCGCGCGGAGGCGCGGGCGATGGTTGCATGGCGCGATTCCGTGAACCAGGCGCTGGAGCAGCTGGTGCTGGCGCCGCCTGATGGCATCGAGACCTGGGAGCAGGTGCGCGCGCTGTTGCCGCAGCCGGAGACGTTCGCCTGGCCGGAGAAGGCGGAGTTGCCGCTGGATGGATTGGCACCGCAGCCCGTGACTTGATCCTCACGCGGCGGCAACGGCGCATGCGGCGAGATGGCAGCCATGTGCTATTCCGCCCAGATCACCGCCGCCTATCAGAAGCTGGTCAGGATGACCGGCGCCACCCTGTCGCTGCAGGAGTTCGCCGCGCTCTACGCGCACGACCCGGGCAAGAAGCGGCCCAAGACGCCGAAGGCCATGGATGACGCCTTCCGGGCCGGCGCGAGCCCGGCGGAGCTTGCGGTGTGGGCCGAGGTCGAGCAATGGAACAGGGCCGAGGCCACCATCCTGGAGCAGGAGCTGTTTGCCAACCGCAAGCGGCTGGCCGACGCTGAGCGCGCGCTGCAGGTGAAGGAGACGAAGAAGGCCCGCGAGGACGTGCGGATTGCCGGCAACAAGATCGAGCGGGCCAAGGCGCGGCTGGCGGATCTGCAGCGCGTCGAGCCGAAGGACCGCGACAGCCGCATATTCCCCGGCGTCTACGCCCCGGTGATCGTCTCCGATGGCGGGAAGTTGGTCATCAAGCCGATGCGCTACCAGTGCCGCCTGGCCGGGAAGCCGGCCAACTACGACCAGCGCTTCCCCGGCACCTACAATGCCCGTCGCGACAGCCTGGAGAAGTTCTGGGCGCCGGCATTCGGCCACACCCACGGCCTGATGGTGGTCGACACCTTCTATGAGAACGTCGAGGGCCCGGACGGGAAGAGCCAGGTGGTGCAGTTCACCCCGCGCACGGGCGAGCCGATGCTCGTGGCGTGCCTGTGGTCGCACTGGAGGGACCCGGCCGGCAAAGAGCCGGATCTGCTGTCGTTCGCTGCCATCACCGACGACCCCGAGCCCGAGGTGGCCGCCGCCGGCCATGACCGGACCATCATCAACATCAAGCCAGAGCACGTGGATGCCTGGCTCAATCCGGATTCGGCCAACCTGGCCGCGCTCTACAGGATCTTCGACGACAAGCGGCACCCGTTCTACGAGCACCGAATAGCTGCGTAGGGCAAATCTTGGGGGGCCTATACGCCGCCCACTTCCGAGATGGCGACCGGACGCGTCGGATCTGGCCAGCGCGCAAGTTGCATGGCGCCGACCTGCCGCAAAACGTCGTTGGCAACTGCCTGATGCTGCAGGCAGTTAGCGCAGATAAGGATGACGCCATCAAGGGACCGTGTGAGCTGGGCCCCATGGGCGGCGGTGACATGGTCGCAAGCGGCGCACCGAACCGTCACGGCCAAGGGTTTCTGTTCTGGGGTGGAGATAGACACTCGCATGATGAGGAACTGTCCAGTACTGGTCATCAGCGGGTCGCTCGGGCGGGATGGTGCCCATGGTGAATAATTCATGGAAATTGCGTGTGAGGAACTGACCGAAACGTGCTCGGCTTTAGCTAACAAATGGACTCGTTTTTCCGGTGCGACCCAGAGCACGAAATTTGCACGATCAGTCAGCTGGCGATTTCAACGTCGCCCTTCCGCCCGGCCTGCCCTAAACCTGTCATCCTGACGTGCAGGGAATTTCCTGCGAACGGGGAAATTCCGGTGCCGCTCCTATCAATCGCGTACGCCAGTGAGGTGAGCAGTGGTGTATCCGCAGAACGGGTAGAAAGCCTGACGCGAGATGCTGCGCGCTTCAATGTTGAGGCGGGCGTGACTGGCGTTCTGCTGCATGATGGCTACCGCTTCGTACAGTACATCGAGGGCCCGGAGGACGGGGTAGAAGTTGTCTACGGTCGAATTCTCGCGGCAACCAGCCACAGAGAGATTGTAGAGCTTGGCCGTGGTCGTGCGTCCATTCGGCGCTTTCCTTATTGGGTAATGCGACTTGTTCCCGTTGTGTCTGCCGACCTCAGGGATCTCCTAAGCCGGGACTGGGATGGGCTGCGCCGTTACGAGGCAAGTGCAGGTGCCATCGGAAGCGCTATGGTCCAGCTTGCGGAGATCGTCACTCCCCAGGCCAATAGCTGATACCCCCGCGCGCAGGTCTGTGATCTGGTACGACAGCGTCGGTTCTCAGGATGGCGCCGGTCTCGCCAGATGGGTATGCTGGCCCTGCCGGATCCGGGGCCAATGGCCGCTCAACCCGGGGGCGCGTGAGCTGCGCCGCGCCGGCACTAGCCAAGTGACGATTAGGGGCGAGCGTCGCCGATTTGCTCGGTGAGAAGTCTCAGTGACTGCTCGAAGGCGGCAGCGAAGAGCTCGCCTCCGTCGCCTCTATGCTTCGCTGCGATGCCTGGCAGCAGCTGCATCCACGTTTCGGTCAATTGCTCCGGCGCGGGGTGGGTCAGTACAGACACCCGCAGCGCGTATTCCATGGCTTTCAGGTAACCGCGATGGACCTCGATGGCAGCCTCGCAGGAGTGGAGGCGATCGAGGATTTCCGTGATTTCGGTGGTCATGGCGGTCTCGACAGGCTGGGGCGGGGAAGGCGATAGTCTGCGGACCTCTGGACGAGTCCGCTATGAGCATCCTCAACGTTCTGCTCACTCGCGACCACTTGGTCGTCGCGGTAGACACTCTGGCAGAGGATGCCCGGACAGGGGCGCATTCCGCGGGGGCGAAGCTGCTGCTGATCCCTCAGCACAACCTGGTACTGGCCACTCGCGGTTCCACTCAGTTCTTCCTTCGCATATACGAATTGGCACTGCAGGCCAGCTTCCGTGCAGATTTCACAATAGAGCAGCTATCTGCCGAGCTGGGGTTGGTCTTGGACCAGCTATGGCCAGACTACGAGAAAGCGGCAGCCGAAGCCGGCCTACCGCGTGAGCAGCTCGGGACCGAGCTGGTGCTGGGTGGATGGTCGCCAAAGAACGGGCGGATGATGGCCACTGCGTATGCCAAGAGCGACAGTTCCCGGCCCTCCGTCGTCCAGTCCTTAGATGGAGGATTGGCCTCTCCTGGGGAGCCTTTGGTTGGAAGGCCAGACAGTCTTGCCCCCGAAGACGTACTCGCTGCGGGCCGGATCCAAGCGGCTTGGCTCAACAAACAGGTAGGGAGGCAGGTGGCAGGTGGCCGCCTCTTGGCCGCAGTACTGCGCGAGGGGCAGGCGGTAGTTCAGGACCTAGGACCGATCTAGGTCCTCCGGATCCGACCGGCAAGGAGCCGGATCTGCTGTCGTTCGCTGCCGTCACCGACGACCCCGAGCCCGAGGTGGCCGCCGCCAGCCACGACCCGACCATCATCAGCATCAAGCCCGAGCACGTGGATGCCTGGCTCAATCAGGATCCGGCCAACCTGGCTGCGCTCTACAGGATCTTCGTCGACAAGCGGCACCCGTTCTATGAGCACAAGCTGGTTGCATAGCGCGTAGGCGTCGACCTGGTCTCTCGGCATCGCGGTACGCTCGTATCTATAGGAAATCCACAGCCTGGTCCTGCGGCAAACCCCCGGGGCCTGAGCCCACGTCCCGTCGGAGAGTGCTGCCCCGCCGAAATGACAGTTTTCGGGCTTGACTGCGCAGCCAGTCGCAGCTGTTGAGAATTGGCAGTTAACCTAGTCGCAACCTATCGGATTGCGGCACAAGGGATTGCCAAATTTCACTACATTTAGCGTTGACGGACCCAACGACCCCCACTATCTTCAAGTGGCTGCCTGGGAGCAGGTCCATGATCTATTTCGCCTAGTCCCTGGCCGCAAAAACGCAAAACCCCGAGGCCATCTTTCGACGGGTAGCCTCAGGGTTGCGCAAACCTTAACGAAGTACCGGCGGCATGGCCGCCAAGTGAAGCGATTACCGATTAGCCGTCGGTAAGAACTTCAGGCTGAGTTCGCTGCCAACTTCTCGGCAGTGAGGAAGGCCTAATGTTGATCTTATGCATATCCGCATACACGTCAACGCCTTGGTGGTTCATGCTTCCGTCTAACGAGGCATGAAAATGCAACAAAAACAAGAGTTTGAAGGCGATTCGTTAATTTCCGAATTGTGGAAATTGGAGAAGACGTCACTGTTCCACCTGAGCAAAGCCCTCGGAGTTCCCGTGGATCAGCTTCTGGTGGCCGCCAATGGGGCTGCGCCCATTGGGTTGTTACTGCCAGGTCCGGTGGCGGTGCACGTTGACGGCGTGTGCTTCTTCACCCCAACTGACCTGGGCAAGCGTCTGGGCCTCTCTCCGCAGAAGTTCAATCGCCTGCTGGCAGATAGGGGATTGCAGGCTAAGCAGGATGGGCAGTGGTGTCCGACTGAGGCCGGCAAACCTTTCGCAGTGCTGCTGCAGGTCCACAAGAAGCAGCTGGCCGGTACGGATGTCCAGCAGCTGAAATGGAAAGAGAACGTTCTTGCTGTGTTGGAGGACTAAAGCCATCGCACATGATTGGGGCCGCTATCGGCGGCCCCAATCTCTTCGCTCAATTTTCCTAAAGCTCAATTGCAGCTACCGAACTAGCGTTTTGCCGGCTGCGCAGCTTTGGGGGTGCTGGGTTGAGGCTGTCTATCCCGGGTTTCCGCTGCTTCCCGAAGTGCGTTCCCAATCTCTTCTTGCCGTTTGGTTGCATCCTTCAGATCGTTAGAGCTTTTTGACAGGTCTTCCGCGACGCTCTTGCCCGAGTCGAAGCTAGCAACCATGTTTGACAAAACAGTTGCGTTGAATGCTCCAACTCCGATTACAATCGTCAACACGGTCCCTATCGCCGTCACGATGATTGTCGATTTTAGTGACTTGTTTTCGGCTTTAATTTGATCGACAGTATTCGAGTTTGACGCTTGGAGCCTGTCGGCGATATTTCTCTCTGCGTCTTTAAGCTCTTTTGCAAATTCAATCCGTGCGTTGGCGTTTTTTTCCGCTATTTCCTTCTCGGCGAATTTAAGATCTTTGGCAAATTCAATGCGTGCGGTAGCGTTCAAGCTTGCCATAGATTCAACTTGTCGCTCCAGCCGTTCCTGTAAACGCTGCTGAGAATCTAGGAGACTTGCGATTCGCTCATTCGAGCGACTAAAGCTGTTCTCCAGTCGCTCATCCAGAAGCTGGAATCGCAGCTCAAGTTCATCGCGGGAAGGAGTGCTCATGCTCCCATCATTGGGACCTTGTTCGGCAGAGTCAATGGGTGGCTTGCCCTTGTTCATTGCTGGATCGGGATCAGAGCGTCGCTCCGTATCGTCCATTCTACGAGCGGAGGCAACGTCCGGTTCCTCCTCACCCATTGTAGGTTCGTGGACAACGCACGACTCTTGCCCGTCTTCTGAAGACGAAGCGCACTTCACTTCAGGCAGGTTTGGGTGGTCCACGTCCAACAGCTGAGAACTCACGGTCGTAGTGAGAAGCGTGTCACCCGTCATCTCATCAATGGGTGAGATCACCACGCTACTGCCAATGGTCTCTTTGGGATTTGCCAAAGTTTCGATGACCTGACTGACGAACAGTAGTGTCTCAGGAGGCGCCGTTATTGTGGTTGAAGGCTGGATGCTCAACCGCACTTGCAACTCGGTCGGCCCCATCCGTCACTCCTGACCGGATTTTGGTGCGGCCTGCACCCCTTTCCGATTATTCACTCGTTCCAAATGCTGTGCCAGCACGTTGTGAACATTTCTGAGTGCCTCATCGGTCAAGATGAGCGTCACCACGTCTTCACGCCTGGGGCCCCCCGGCAGTTCGATGGACCGAGTTGCCATGGAAACGGGCTTGCCGTCGGCGTCCTTCTTCACATTAATGACTTCAACTACATCTGGGACCACGTCGCGAAATAGCACGACCTGAGTGGGACCACCGCCTACGTCGGCCGCGAAAGCGCCCGAAACATACTCAGTGCGATGCCCATGGGCCTTGACGTGCTGAAGACGGTTTTCCGCACTCGTGACGGTGAAAGTAGCTGTACCTGTGTTCTCTTCCATGCTGAGATGCCCCCTAATGAGAGCGTGATCTTAGGCCAGTTCTTGTCTGCATGAAAGGACGGGCGCACTTCTTCAGCGCAACCGCGGATTGCCAGCGGCGGCGGTGAGACCCATGCCGTGCACCTCCTTAGGGCTGGACCTCAGCAATTGACGCGCGGGATCTCATGGACAGAAGTCGTATAGCTTGGTGAGAGCATGTGTTGCCGCATGCCCCAGGCCGGCCGAGCCTGCCAACCTGACGCACCGAGTCCCGCAGTGCCCCGCCCGAACTTCTGGTTGATTCGGTCCATGGTGGCCATCAGCCGTTCGTTGCCTACCACCGTGGGCCCGAACAGATCCGCTTGCAGCTCTTCCGGCCGGGCTAGATCGAGCAGCGCCACACCCGCCTTCTTGTACCCGATGCCCTCCCGCAGCAGGCCGCGCAGCAGCCGGCGGACGACACCCAGCACCACCATCGTGTCAGCGGTCGAGGCCGGTAGGTTTACTGACCGGGTGGCGTTGTGCTGCCGCAGCTCCGGACGGAACGTGTCGGAATGCGCGAACACCCATACCCCCGCGGTGACAAGGCCGCGGGCGCGTAGCTTCTCGCAGGCCCTGACGGCGAAGGTAGCGAGCGCCTGAGCTACCGCGTCATGGTCTTCCACCCGATCCGCAAAGGACCTGCTCACCATGATCTGCTGCCGATCCTGCTCAACTTCCTCCAGTTCCATGCACGGATGTCCCTGCAGTTCACGTTGGGTGCGTGCCAACGTGACGCCGAAGGTGGTCAGGATGTCGTCCGCCGGCGCGTCGCGTAGTGCCGCGGCGGTGCTGATGCCCATGGATTCCAACCGCGGTGCCAGCCGGCGCCCGACGCCCCACAGATCACCGACGGGGAATGTCCGCAGCACCGTGTCCCGGTAGGCCGCATTGCCGAGGTCGATCACACCGTCAGCACCCTTGGCCACCTTGTTGGCCAACTTGGCCAGGGTCTTCGTGGGGCCAATGCCGATGCAATTCGGTATGCCGGTCCACCGGTGCACACGTTGGCGCAGATCCCGGGCGAACCGCTCGCGATCCCGGATTCCGTCCAGATCGATGAAGCTCTCATCGATGCTGTAGACCTCCACCCGCGGCGCGGCCTCCCGCAGAACGCTCACGACCCGGGCGCTCATGTCTCCATAGAGCCCGAAGTTGGCCGAGCGCATCTGCAGGCCATGCCGGCGCACCAAGTGCTTCAGTTCGTGAGCGGGCTGGCCCATCTTGATGCCGAGCGCCTTGGCCTCGGCCGAGCGCGCGATCGCGCAGCCGTCGTTGTTGCTCAGCACCACCAGCGGAACGCCGCGAAGGCCTGGCTGGAACACGCGCTCGCAGCTGGCGTAGAAGTTGTTGCCGTCAACGAGCCCGAACACGGCCGCTCCGGCGTTTGATCTGGCGGACGACTCCAACGACAGCGAACACTTCCACCTCGGTGGATTGCTCCAGCACGATGGGGGGGAAGTCCGGATTGGCCGAGTGCAGCTCCATGTGCCGTTCGAAGAGCTGCAGCACCTTGCAGGTGGGTTGGTTCCCGTCCCAAATGGCGATGACCAGGTCCCCCGCCTGGGGGGTTACCGACCGGTCGACCACCAGGATGTCCCCGTCGCTGACGCCGGCGCCGCTCATGGACCAGCCATCGGCGCGGTACAGGAACGTGGCGGCCGGGTTGCGTACCAGCAGGCGATGCAGGTCGATCGCATCGTCCATGAAGTCGTCGGCCGGCGAAGGGAAGCCAAGCCGCGCGCGCGCTGCGGCAAGGGGCACGAACTGCGCCGGGCCATCGATCATGGCCGGGCCGACTGGGTGGGCCAGCGTATGGGAGTGGGGAAGGGACTGCATGGGCGTACTCTGGTAGCGGCATGTCTCACGGGTCGAGACGGGGCGCATGTTAGTACAATTACTAATTGCTGGCCGCGATCGTCGCCCTTGGATTCCTGAACGCGTTCCGCACAGAGGGCCAGGCGCCACGGCAGTCGCGAACTGCGCGAAGCTCAACAGGCATCCTGCAGCGCTGGCAAAAGGCCCCGGCCTGATTGGAGGCCAAGGCTGCGGCCAAGCTGCAGTAGGCGTCGTACCTCGAAAGAGATACCTTGCCGCGCGCGCTGCCGAAAGGGCGTGCAGCGACTCTGGGCGGCAGCCAGTCACAATCAGCGCACCATCAGGCGCTTAGTAGGCATTGAGCTCTCTAAAAGCTTGGCGTTCTATCCAATTGGCGGATCAAGTGGCCATTGCATTATTAGGGATCGGCCATTGGGTCATCTTGGCTAAACGCCGCAGAAAGTTTTATAACGTCGCGTATGTACTTCTCAACGTCTATGGTGAGAATCCCGGCACTGTGGTTCGCCGTCGCTTTGCCTCGCCTCAAAAGAGATTCGTATGCAAGAGCTTGTATAGGATTATTCGAGTTATCGTAGATCTTGCGAGAAACCTCGTTATCAAATTTGAACAGGGACGAATCGAGGCGGATGGCTGTGAAGCGATTTAAGGCGCCCAAGACCGCGCCGGAGATCTTGCCGCTTGAGGTAAGCTCAGCCGAAATTGAGTACTGCCCCGCATGAGTTGTTACGAGCTTTCTGAAATGGTCGGGATCTCGGAAGCGCATGCAAGCAATAAAGCAATCTACAAAGGGGAATCTCATTGAATCTTTCGGGTAGCTTCTGACGAATGCCATCAGGAGGGTGTGGGCTTGCAGCGTGTCGCGTAGCTGCAACTCCATTGCGGAAGCAGTCCAGCCAAAGAGTAGGGTGTATTCCGCTTGCTCTAGAATGCTGCGTGGGCCACTGAACAATTCTTGGTAGCCTCCCATTGTGAGCAGCCTCTTCCTAGCCGCAGTGGCCCTTGCTGGATCGGCGGCGCCAGGGAAGGTGCTGAAAAGATAAGTGGCGTGGTCTTCGGCTGCGGGGGGAGGGAGGTTGAACTCGAAGTCAAAGAATTTTCTTAGATATAGTTCTCCCGCCACCTTGGGGCCATAGACGGATTCAACGGCGTTTGGCAAGTTCTCATAGTCTGTCGCTATCAGAAAGCAGATCCCGTCAACGCTAAAGAAATGCTTCATTCGCTCTAGGAACTTGATGGCAAAGTCTGGGCGGCAGCGGTCGAGCTCGTCTACGATTACAACAACGGGTAGTTCGGAGTCACTTCTTAGAGACTTGTGCAGCTTTTCTTTAGCTTTTATTAGGCTGGCGCGAAAGTCGGATTCAGCAGATTTTCTCTCGCCATCCCAATCTAGGAAGTTCTGAGCGATCTGGGGCATTGCCGCCGCAAGCTCTACTGCTTTTGCTCCGCCAGGGAGAAGCGCAGAAGCAAGAACTGATAGAACTGGCAAAGTGATCTTTCCGGCAGACCCTGCAAGCCCCGAGATAATTGTGCTCAGCCCCCTGGTGATACGGCCATCTTGTATTTCCCCCAGTCTGTCACCTAGCGCGCTAGCCATTATTAGGAGGGGGTCGTCAACGTAATCAGATTGCCACGCGTCGATATGAATAACCGGTATCTTTAAGGCCCCTTGAAGGTGGGCGCCAAGCCTGCGCAGAAAGATTGATTTTCCGGTACCCCATCCGCCCTTAAGCGAAATTACGAATGGAGAGTCGCCGAGTGTTGATATAAGGTTGGCTAGAACCTCTCCCTCGGGCTGCCTCGCCAAGGGATCCCCTGCCCAAGGGTTTGACGCGTCAATCTGCGGATGTGATGCCTTTGAGAGTGCCATTGACGCGTCCTTGCCAAGCTGCCGTCGGATGCTCGCAAGGTTGCCGTAAAAGCAGTGGTCTCACAAGCTGAGTGTCCGCACGCGACAGCGGTCACCGTCGATTGCCGATGCCGGAAATTGAAGAGTATGTTCGAGTGTTACCGACAGCGGTTCCAGAATTTGACGAGCTTTCAAGCGTTGAGGTTAACAGCTCATACAGGCAATGGATCGCGGCACGTTTCTCCGCTTCGTACTCGAAGAAGTTGTAATGCCGCTTCTGAACACCACTCAGGCCGTGGGATTGCAAGTGGCCACGGACTTCTTGCGACAGTCCCAGCGCAGCTAGCCGAGTCTCCACCGTGCGTCGCAGATCGCCCGGCGTGAACGGGGATGTCAGCTCTCCGGCGGCCACCATGCTAGCCACCACCGGATCCATGACTCCCCGGAATTCGTCATAGGTAGCAGGCGCCTTTCCGCCGGTGAGCGAGAACAGGTGCGGCCTGGCGCCGTCGCCGCCGCCTTCACTGTGATCATCGCCGCGCAAGACGGCGAGATCCGCAGCCATCAGCGGGAGCAGTGGCACCAGGTGCACGCGAGGCACGCGGCGACGCCCCTTGATGTCGAGCAAGCGCACGGATCCGATACCGGTGTCCGTGTCGTGATCGTGATCAGACCACTTCAGCCGCATCAGCTGTGCAATGCGCTGCCCGCCGGTCAGCAGGTGGAAGCGCACCAGAGCACCCTCCCTCCCGGGCATCGCCTCGATCCGGCGCCAGTAAGCACGAAGCTCGGCCACCGACAGAACCCGGTCGCGCGGCTGCCCGCTGTCGAGCGTGGCCAGGTCGCGCGCCGGGTTTCTGGATACGTTGAGCACGCGCAGAGCGTCGGGGGCTGCCGCATCCTGCTTCGCTGCGATCGCGGCTGCATACGCCGCCCGCAGATACGACCGGATCTTGCCGCCCTCGCGCAGCTTCTTGGCGCGCACCAGTCGCGACAGGATCGGAAGCAGGTCATCCAGCTCAAGCTCGGACGCCGGGCGCGCCCAGAGGGCTGGCCACGGATCCTCGATGTGGCGCTTGATGGAAGCGCGCGTCGCGGCGGCAGAGACCTTGCCAGCGTCCTGCAAGCTCTGGACGTAGGCTGTCATCAGAGCGCCAAGTGTTGCACCAGATCGGCGTGTCGATTCGGCCAGGGCCTCAGCCTTCGCGCGGTCCGCGGCCGCTGCCTCGGCCGCGATCGCCTCGCGCAGATCCCGTTGGCCGGCCTGATACCGCCGTGACAACGCCGCCGCCGCTTCGCGTGCCGCGGTCAGCGCCAGGCCGGTGCCGATGAGCAGACGGTCGCGCTGCCCGTTGGACTTCGTGTACCTGTAGTAGAACCGCAGCTGCCCGCCGGCCAGCTTGCGCACGTCCAGGCAGCCCGCGCCGCGCGGCGCCGGATCTGAGGCCCATTCGCCGGCCGGCAGTGCGGCCAGTCCCTTCGCTGTAAGCATTCCCTTTGATGCGCCCATTGGTGACCGCTCGGTGACCGTTTGTCCATGGAAAGATGTGGACGATGATGGGCGCATGTGGTCGCACAACCTGAGAAAATCAACGACTTAGCTTAAAGTTGGGACGCCTGTGGAAGGTTGTGGAAGCCCTATAGAGGCCTCATAATCCCTTGGTTCCAGGTTCGAATCCTGGTGGGCCCACCACATTGACGTCCAGCGAAGTCCAGAGACGTCCGCAAAACCCTTGAGTTTCTTGATTTAAGCCCTACGATGCATCCAGTGCCGTCCAGCGGCATCCACTTGCATCCACAAAAAAAGTGAGTCAGGCTGTGTGTCAGCGGGCTAGACGCCCCCTAAACGACTCACAGGCGCTCGACTCACATGCTGACCGACACCAAGTTGCGCTCGCTCAAGCCGAAGGCCAGTCCCTTCCGTGTGGCTGATGCCAACGGCTTGTGCATTGAAGTGCGCCCCTCGGGAGCCAAGGTGTGGCGCTACCGCTACCGCTATCTGGGAAAGGCCAGCATCGTTACGCTCGACGAGTACCCGTCGATGTCGCTGCAGGCTGCCCGCGTCGAACGCGACCGTCTGCGCTCGCTCCTGCGCGGCGGGGCTAATCCCGCTCAAGTGGCCAGGGTTGAAAAGGCAGTCCAAGGAGAACGGGCCGCGAACACCTTCGGAGCCATCGGCTTGGAGTTGCTCGCCAAGCGAACGAAGGAGGGCCTTTCCCCTGGATCGGTTGTGCGTGAGCGTCGGCTGATCGAGAAGGATCTGGCTGGACTGGCGGATTTGCCTATTGGGGACATCACCGCCCCCGTACTGCTGGCTGCGCTGCGGAAGTTGGAACAGCGCGGTGTTGTAGAAACCGCGCATCGCGCCCGGGCACATGCTGGGCGGGTCTTCCGCTACGCCATCGCGACGGGGCGTGCTGACAGAAATCCCGCTCAGGACCTCACAGGGGCGCTTGAACAGCCTCAGACCAAGCACTTTGCCAGCGTGACTGATCCTGCCGTTATAGGAGGCCTCCTGCGCGCGCTGTGGGGCTACCAGGGGGCACTGGTCACGCAAGCCGCTCTAAAGCTGGCCCCAATGGTGTTTGTTCGCCCTGGGGAGCTTAGGCAGGCGAAGTGGGCTGACATCGACCTTGATGCTGCAGAGTGGCGCTACGTCACCAGCAAGACCAAAACGCCGCACATCGTCCCTCTGTCCGATCAGGCCGTTGAGGTTCTCCGGGAGCTGTACCCGTATACGAAACGGAGCGAATTTGTCTTCCCTGGCGTCCGCAGCTCGCTGAAGCCAATGAGCGAGAACACGATGAACGCGGCGCTCCGAAACCTTGGCTTCGACTCAGACACGATGGTTGGCCATGGCTTCCGAGCGATGGCAAGAACGGTGCTGGACGAAGTGCTTGGCTATCGCCCGGACTACATCGAACATCAGTTGGCGCATGCGGTAAAGGATCCGCTTGGGCGGGCCTACAACCGAGCAACCCACCTACCGGAACGCCGGAAGATGATGCAGGCCTGGTCTGACTATCTCGACCAGCTGCGCGTTGCAGAACCGAACGTGCTGGCCTTCAAAGCCAAACGCGCCTAACCACCGGAGATAGGCCTTTAAGGAGGGCCGGACAAAGAAGCACAGCCGCATAAACAAAGCGGCCGAGAAAGGGGCGGGAACCCCTAGCTCGGCCTACCACAACCGACTATTGGAGAGTCGATCATGGATTGCAGCATTGTACTTGTTGCGCCTGAACGGGCGCGCTCGGCCGAAATCCGGCCCGCACTTTCGGCCGTACTGGCCAGCAGCAGGATCGTCCGCGCTTGCCACAGTTGGCTCAGCGCCAACGATGACCTCAATACCTACCGGATGTGCCTCGCACTTTTTGCCGCCGCGTTGGCCCTCGAATTCTGGGAGCGCGCCAATGGCTAAGCGCAATCAAGGCGGGTCGACGGCCCTGAGCAGGGAAGATGCCCTTTTCCAGGCACTGAACTCAGCAAGCCTTGCCATGGGTGACATTGAGGGAATCTGCCAACTGCTCTTCAACGAGCAGTCGATGTTCGAGGCAGATTTCCCGGCTCCGATAGCTGCCGCCATCAGCATGATCCGCGAGCGGGCTTCTACTGCAGGAAACGCAATGCAGGAGGTGCTGTGATGCTCAGCTCGACTGTAGCGACGGCGGGGCAGGAAAAGGATGTACTCGAAGTCCGTATTGAGGCGCTGCTTGAAGCTGGCGTACCGATCCGAACTTTGATCGGACATCAGCTCTGCAGCATAGACTGGCTTGCTGCTCGAATCGACCACAAGTTCCGGCTTTGCTATCACGGCGAGCGCGGTGAAGTGATTGTTGAGTCCGTTTCTGCAGCCAGGCTCCTCACTCGTGGCAGGGAGCTAGGTTGGCATCCGCTGGATGAAGAACCATTTGAGCTGGGATGGCCAGACCTCTTCAAGGAGCCGCTGTATCACTACCGACACGGCGTGCATTGGTATGCGACCGCTGTCTCGGACACGGATCGAATGCTCCCACTCGCGTTTCCTAAGTCTGTCATCGCGAAAGACAGACTAGCCACGGAAGCAGCGGCTGAGAGGGCTGAAAGTCGATTGCGTCGCCAGCAGAGGTCGAGGGACAGAGCTTTGGCTGCCAAAGACCGCCAAGCTGATCTGGACAATTTGACGCGTATCTCAGAGCGGATACTGCAGGAGGCTGTACAGGCCGGACGCCCCATTTCAGTTTCGACCGCGCGGCGAAGGGCAAAGGCATGGATGCACCAATGGGAGAAGGATGTTGCCACAGTCATGAAGCGGTTCACGGATAGTCATAGGGGTGGCGACGATGGCCGGTAGCAGCGGCAGGTTCCGGAGACCGATCCGGTTTAATCGGACCCGCGCGAACCCAATTCAGCGCTTGCCGTTCTACCGCCAGAGTCATGCCAAGGTCGGGGACTACTGGCGGATGCCGGAAGCCCGTGGGCATCTGATGGGCCGCGAGGTGGGGAGGGTCTGCTGCATCGCCTTCCTCCAAGCTCTCAGGGCGGCTGCAGCGGACCCGCGCACTAGCGGGAGTGCCCATCTCGCCGATATTGTCTGCTCCGTGGCTGAGGCCCACGGCGGTAGCGTTGGAGAAGTACACAAGGGGATCTTAGAGGGTTTCTTCGGGTGCGGATCGCCGCTGATAGAGGCCTTGCTTCGCGGCATCTGTGCTGACAAGGGTGTTGAAGAGGTTTACACAATGGACCAGCTGGAGGCAGCACTCACCGACCTGTCTTCTGTCAGTGTTGAGGAGTACGCAGGAAGGCGCAACGTTCCTGTCCGGTCGCTGATCCCTGATAGGTCTGATCATCCAGCCTTCGAATTGTCACCCATAGATGTAGGGCCTCGGTAAGAGGCAGTTTCAATTGAGGAGGAACTACGTGGCCCGCACGAAATCCGCCAGCCGAATTCCCGACTGGTTCGATCTGAATGCTTACGGCGATTTGACGGACTTCGCTACCGAGGACTGGTTGAATCTCCTGGTTGAGCTCTCCATCGTGAGTGACGTCAGCGAGATCCTGCATTCTGTTGTAGAGGATGACGCTGAGCATCGAGTGGAGCTCGAAAAGATGTTCAGCAACCTTCAGAAGAGCCTAGGAAGGCAGGGGCACGAGTGGTGGAAAGAAAAGTATGCCTCCAACCCGGAGGTCTACGCCTTTGGGAGCGTTGCATCGATCACCAATTGGACGGTCGCGCAAATGGCAGCGCGTCTAGAACAACTGGAGGGCTCTCAGGACTTGGTTCGTAGCTCCCGGCGCGTCATCGAATGTGAGCTAAGTGCGGATTACGAAGCCTGGCTAGAAGCTAAGGATCAGGTCCGGACCTATGAAGAATTCGGACGTATACCATTCTTTGTCGCGCTCCGTGACTCCCCTGAGTTCGCTAAGTCAGCACTGCCTTTGACCAACAATAGGGCTGTCGCGATTGATCTAAGCGTCCCAGATGCCACCATTCGACAGGACTTTGATAAGTGGTTGGCGGCGATGAGGCAGCTAGACAGTCACCGTGCGGCCAAGCGCCCGTTCTCTCGAGCGGACTATTCCCGCTGGATACAGAGTGGATACGTGCCACTGCTTGTATTGGATCACTGGCGTCGACTCACGGGGGAAAAGATCACGTACGGGGACATGTGCGACGCGGCGTTTCCAGCCGGGCGTAGAGTCGAGGTTGATGACATCCGAAAGACTCTGCTGCCGAACGCTCGAGCCTGGGCTTCCAAGGAAAACATAGAGGCTTTGGCAGTTCAGGCTGCGAATGAGGATGCGGCGCAGATGCAGGAAAATTCAGGGGGGGAGAAATCTTCCGGAAAGTAGAAGTGTCGCAATACGGCCGGAACAAAATGAGGGCCTCATTTGGCCCTTCTAGTGCAGATGCTGTGTGCTTAGTTTTACATCCGCCCGGACACAGCCGGGCGGGTGCGGACACTTGTTCGTACCCATCTAACAGGTACGGACAATGGTCATCTCCACGAACGCTCTCGACCCCCTGCTCCACCGAATCCCTGATGCCTGCCGCCGGCTAAGCGTCAGTCGGACGACCCTCTACGAGTTGATCAAAGCGGGCGAGATCCGCTCGGTCAAAATTGGAACTCGATCCCTGATCCCTGAGGTCGATCTCCAGCGCTTGCTGTCCTCCAGACTGGAGGCTGTGCGATGAGCGGATTCGACTTCTCCGATCTGAGCCCAGGTCAGCGACGTCTGCTGGATCTCGGTGGCTGGACCGCAGATCACCCCCATGCCGAGACCAAGCCGGGCCGTAAGGATGCCTGGGGCTTGATCGAGCGCGGGCTCCTTCTCGCTGTCAGCGTTCGGAGGCGTGACAGCTACGGCGCTTACTCCCTCACTGAGTACCGGGTGCCGGACACGGCCCGCCGGGCGTGGGCTCAGCATAAGGAGACCTCGGTATGACCTCCGATGCTATCCGGCTTGGGCGCGTGGCCGCTCAGGGCCGAACCCTAATGCGCCTGCCCGAGGTGATCGCGGCTTGCGGCATGTCCCGCTCTCTCATCTACAAGATGGCGAAGGATGGTCGGTTCCCCCAACCTATCCGAGTAGCTGCGCGCTTGTCTGCCTGGGACTCGGAGGCGGTGCGGTGCTGGATCGACTCCCGTTGCGAAGAGGGGAGGGCCGCCTAATGGCTACTGGAATCGTCCACGTCGAGTTCCACGGTGCCGAACTCATCGGCCGTCTCCACCAAGGACAACCCTTTGTCGCCATGCGGCCCATCGTGGAAGGCATGGGTCTGGATTGGTCCAAGCAGCTCGAGAAGCTGAAATCTCACCCCGTCCTGGCTCGGCAACTGTCTACCTTAAGGGGGATGGTTGCTGGCGATGGTAAGGCTCGCCAGATGCAGGCGTTGCCCCTGTCTAGGCTCCCGTTCTGGCTGGCCACAGTGAATCCTAACAAGGTGAAGGCTGCCATTCGGGAGCGCGTGGTTCTGTTCCAAGAGCAGGTGGCTGACGTTCTCGCAGCGGCATTCCTCTCGAATGGCACGCGGCAGGATGTGGCAATGGCAAAGCGCGTCGCAGGCACCGTGATGTGCCGCATCCTGCACGACATGCTGGTTGGGCTGGGCCGGGACCCCAAGGGTTACGACTACGCCACCGAGCATCGACTCGTGAATCACTGCATCACTGGGGTCTTTGGCGGCGTCTGTGAGGACTCGCTTTCCACAGACCAGCTCAAGCTGCAGCAAGAGCTCAGGATGCAGAACGCGGTGTGGATCGGGCAGGGCAGGCCATATCGTGAGCGCAAACCTCTCCTCGAGCAGCATGCAGCCAATTGGTGCAGCTCTCAGCAGATCGGTTGGGAGGCCCCCAATGCTTCCTAGCGCGACTGACAAGCTATTGCATTGCGCCAGCGGCCTCCTCGTCTCGCCGAGTACTGGGGAGCTATGGAGCGCCTGCGGGCGGACAGTAGGCCGGAGATACCGTGACGGGTACATCAGGGTCATTCACCGCCGGGCAGGTGGCTCTTGCACAACCTGGTATGCCCACAGACTCGTGTGGGAGGCCGTCCACGGTCCTGTACCCAAGAGGATGGAGGTGGACCACCTCGACGGTGATTCGTCGAACAACAGGCTGGACAACCTGCAATTGGTGACTGGTTCGGAGAATCGCCGACTTCAACGCGCACGGAACATAGTCAGGTTCGGCAGCCCCTCCTCCCAGTGCAAGCTCAGCGTTGCAGAGGTGGAAGCTGTCCTGCGCACGGTGGGAATCGTTCCAACCAAGGTTTGGGCGCGCCGCTACGGCGTGAATAGTTCAACTATCAGGTGCATCCGCAAGAAGAAGACTTGGCGTCACGTGGACGCAGGGACGACCTGTAGAGCCAAACGTCCTAAGCGCGGCTGAGGCCGTGTTCCTTGCCCTTGGGGGGCACATGCACAGTACAAGCCAAGACCGCGCCCAGCGGTCTCCAGAGGGCGGCGCAAGCTATGGCCAGGCGCAACCCAAGAAGAACACTGACAGGCGGCGCCAGAAGCTCGTAGGGCGGTCGAAGGGCGCGCCGTTTCTGATGCTTGAGCACAGGATTTCCGACTCGCCGGAGTTCGGCCAGCTATCTGGTAACGCCGTAAAGCTGCTGCTGGAACTGGCCCGGCAGTACAGGCCTGGCAAAAACGGCGATCTGAGCATCCCCTGGTCGATGCTCTCGACCCGTGGTTGGAGGAGCAAGGCGACCGTGCACGGCGCCAAGCTTGAGCTCCTCGCCGCAGGCTGGATCATCGAGACGCGCAAAGGTGGCAAGAACATGTGCAGCCTGTATGCGCTGACCTATTACGCCGTTGATGAGTCCGAAAAGCACCTTGAGCCACCGACCGTAACTCCATTGAACCTGTGGAGGAATCGCTATGGGTAGTCGCTATATGGGCCAACTAGGTCGATATGCAGGCCAATCCCGCTACGAGTTGGCCCGCATAGAGACCTACGAGGTCGCAATGCAGGCCAGTCAGGCGGTTATCCACACCCCTTCGAGGTCGCTATGTGTACACCCTTCTAGATATATACCAAGCGGAGCGTGCTCTTCTTGCTTCAAGGCATTGGCTTTAGGGCTTCAAGCCACGGCGGTCGCTTCTGGACGCATCCAAGGAGAAGCGCGAACCGGTTCGGCAGGCGGAGTAGTCCGTCTGCCGGACGGGTCGCGCTGGGAGGCCGCCTATGGCATCTCGAGACCATGAGCGGTACTTGGAGATGGTGCTGCTGGAGAACGAGGCAGTCGATTTGGTTGTGAGGAGCATCGCTGGCGCGTTTGGCTTCGGGGCGCCAACACGGCCCGCAATCCGGCATGCGACGAGGCGGAGCTCCAGCGAGGAGTGCTGCCCGGATGACGGTGCGTACCTGCCTATCCATCGGGTGCACTCGATTGAGCAGGCCGCATCCAAGTACCTACCAACGCAGGCGGCGGCCCGTAAGCAGGCGCTGGATAGGTTTAGCCCGAAGGATCGCCAAGCAGTGCTGGATTTTGATCAGATGGCGGTGATGCGCGCGCCGACCGCGGCTGATCGTACTCGCCAGCTACGGAGCTGGAAGACGCAGGGCTCGCTGACGGCCGCGCCTGTCAGGGGGCAGAGCAGGCTGGTGCTGCACGCTCTGGCGGATGCCCAGCTGGACGGTCCACTTGGCGCCTGGCTGATGCTGTACGCCATCGGTGACGAGAGAAGCTGGCCGTTGGTCTGTCGGCACATGACTGCGTGCGGACACCCAGACTGGGCTTCGCTGGAAGCGGTCCGGAGATTGCTGGCCGGCCGCCAGCAGCAGTCTTATCGGGAGTCGGCCAAGGGCCAAGCCCGCCAAGAGCAGCGGTTTCGTGTCGAGGTGCAGTCGGCTGAGAGGCGCCTGCTTGAATGGCTGGGCCGCGCCAGCCGGAGAGTTGCCGCCGCAATGGGCGCTTCCTGCGAGTAGTAGACCTACATGGACGGCGGTGGACGCGGGAGTCAAAAGCACCCGTATTCCGACCTACCTAGTAGGGCCCCACGTCCCCCCAAGGGCGGGTCCGGGCGGCAGCCCCCAGAGAGCTGCCGCCTTCTTTTTTTTTGCGGCTCGAAGCTCGCAACCCAATTCAGTACGCACGCACTCTGCCACCTAGCCGCCGGAGACCTGATGCCACCTATCATTGTCGACAATGCGATCTCTGATGCGCTGAGCGCTCGCGCTGAGGGGCTGCGAGCGCAATACGTGGACTGGCCCGGGCATGACGGCGAGGTCTACAAGCGCGTTTCGCTCACGCCGGTTCCTGGTCTGCAAGAGGCAATTGAGGCGCAGATGGGGCCCGTGGAAATGTTGGGGATGGGCTACCGGCTCAACTTCAATGGTGAGCTGCCCAACGCGGCTATCCACTCTGACATGGGCTGGGGCACGCACGCGGCAGTTCTATACCTGAGCGAGGGCGAAGGCGGAACGGCCTTCTGGCGCCACAAGGCTACCGGCGCACATCGAATCGACCCGGGTGATATGTCGCTGTTTGAACACGTCAAGGGCGATTGGGACGACGCATCGCGATGGGAACAGATCGGACTGGCCGAAATGAAGCTTGGCCGGATGGTCATCTACGAATCGGCCCTGTTCCACAGCCGCTGGCCGTTTGCCGCGTTTGGCACTGATTACGACTCTGGCCGCCTCGTCGCGGTGGCCTTCTTCACCCCGAGGGCCTGATGGCAACCATTCGTAAGGCAACTCTGGCAGACGTGCCGGAGATCGTTCGCATGTCTGCGCTTTTCTACCCGACCACGCATTACGCGCAGTGGTGCGACATGAACGAGGAAACGGTCGCCTCCCTGGCATCGAATCTTGTGGAGAACCACGTGTTCTTCGTGGCGGAGGAGAGCGAAGAGCTGGTCGGTATGGTCGGCATCTTCATCGCTCCGTTCCTGTTCAACGCACACGTCAGGTTCGGCGTCGAGGTTGTGTGGTGGGTAGCTCCTGAGGCGCGCGGTTCACATGTCGCCGTCTCGCTACTCAACGCAATTGAGCAGCCGCTGCGCGATGCCGGTTGCGACCGGATCCAGATGGTCCATATGCCCAACAGCCCGCCGCAAGCCGCCGCTCTGTACGAGCGGATGGGCTATGCGCGCTCCGAAATCTCCTACACAAAGGATCTCTGACAATGGCCGCTATCACCGCAGCAGCAGTGGTCGGCGCCGGCATGGCCTATTCGGCCAATCGCCAAGGCGCCGCACAGAAGAAGGCGGGCCGCGCCCAAGCAAGCGCAGCCCAGCAGACACTGGACACCCAGCAGGGCATTTACGACCAGTCACGTCAGGAGGCCATGCCGTACTTGGAGGCGGGAAACAACGCCCTCACTGGCCTGAACGCGCTGGCCTCTGGCGACTATTCCGGGTTCCAGAACAGCCCCGACTACCAGTTCGCGCTGCAGCAGGGCCTGCAGGGCGTCGACCGCTCGGCAGCGGCTCGCGGCGCGCTCTACTCGGGCGGCCAGCTGGCTGACCTGAACAACTATGCGCAGGGCATGGCATCGCAGCAGTTGGGTGCGTACCGGAACAGCCTGATGGGCCTCGCCAGCATGGGCCAGAACCAGAGCCAGTACCTGGGCCAGCTTGGCCAGAACTACGGCAACCAGTTCGCCAATGCCATGGGCCTCAAGGGGCAGGCTAACGCTCAGATCGCATCTGCTGGTCCGATGACTCAGGCGGGCTATGGCAATGCTTTGGCAGCGGCGGCCAGCACTTACGCCGGTGCGGCAGGTGGCGGCGGCAATGCACTGTCCGGCTGGCAGCCTTCGTCGGCTTGGGGTCAGTCAGTCACCGTGTCGCCAGGATCCAATCAGGGTTTTGGCAACAACATGCAGAATTTTCTGGCCTTGGGTAATGGCCGCAAATCCAGCTTCGGCGGGTGGGGGAACTAAGACATGGCAGACTTCCAGCAGAATTTCTTGGCCTCGCTTTCTGCGGGCAACCAGTTCGGCCAGCAGATCAAGGCCCAGCGTGACCAGCAGCAGCTGAACCGTCTGGCCCAGCTTTCCTATGAAGCGCCACAGGAGCAGCGACAGTCGCTTCTCGGCCAGATGGCTGCACTCAGCCCTCGTGCCGCGCAGCAGCAGGAGCAGGCGTTTGCCAGCGCGGACGAGCGCCGCAATACCACCATGGTGAACATGGCCAAGCTGCTTACGGCCATGCCGCCAGAGGCCCGAGAGAGCCTGTACAACAACCGGATGCTCCCCGAGCTGCAGAAGATGGGGGTGTCTGGCGCCCCTCGGTGGTCTCCTGAAACCGAGGCGGTCATCATGAGAAGCGCCAATGACCTCTACATGGCTGGCACCGGCGGCCAGATGCCGACGGATGTTCGGTCCTTCCAGATGATGACATCTGGTCTGTCACCGGAAGACAAGGAGCGCGCCCGCCGTGTCCAGCTGGGCCTTGAAGGGCGAGCCTCCAATGCCGGTTACGGATTCTTTGAATTCCAAGGTGCGGATGGTCTTAAGCGCATGGGTCGAAACAATCCGCGTACGGGCTCGCGTGAGGTATATGACGAGTCCACCGGGGAGTTTGTGCCCTTGGGCGGCACTGCTGGGATGGGGGCTGCACCGCAGGCTGTGGCTTCTCCGGCAAACGGCAACCACTACGCTGCATTCAGCCAGCTGGCGACCGAATTCCCGGCTGTGACGATGACCAGTGGTGTCCGTTCTGCCGAGAGGAATGCCCAGGTGGGCGGCCAGCCCAACAGCCAGCATCTCAATGGGACCGCTGCTGACTACGCCGTTCCTGCCAATCAGAAGCCTGCCTTCATTTCCCGTGCGCGCCAGCTTGGCTATCAGGCCATCGATGAAGGCGATCACATCCACCTGCAGTTGCCTCGCGGAGCCTCCAACAACATCAACCCTGCACTTGCGGTTGGCCGCAGCCCCGAAGATCAAGCTGCGCGCACTGCGCAGGCTACGACGAATGTGGAGAACGCTAACTTCCCGAACAAGCTCAATCAGGAGCGTCAGCTGCAGGATGTGAAGACCCAGGGGGCGATCACTCAAGCAGCCGGGACAGCAGCAGCGGAAGCACAGGCTAAGGACGCTGCACAGCGTCCGAAACGTATCCAGCAGTACAGACAGGCTCTGACCGCCGCCGGGAACGTGGAAACGTCGCTGGACAAGGCGCTCGGTCTAGTAAGCCCATATTCGACTGGCTTCGTAGGCGCTCGCTCTCGTGGCGTTGAGGGGAGCCCCTCCTACAACCTGGCTGCAGAACTGGAAACCATCAAGGCCAACCTCGGCTTCGACAGGCTGCAGCAGATGCGCGATTCGTCGCCCACGGGCGGTGCGCTCGGCGCCATCGCGGTACAGGAGCTGGTTGCGCTGCAATCAACGATTGCCAACCTCGATCCCAATCAGTCTGAGGCTCAGATCAGAGACAACATTGAGCGTGTAAAGACACACTACAAGAAGTGGAGGTCCGCGGTGGAACAGTCCTTGGCGGACGAGGAGCGGGCTCAGAGCGCAGCGCCCGCTGTAGGGGCTGGCCAGCACTACGGAGGCGCAGCTCCTTCATCAACGCCATCTTCTTCCAACTACAGCAATCTCTGGAACTGACCAATGGCCAAGAAATGGGTTGACGTGGCCGCTTCCCCTGCCTACCAGGCCCTTGCGCCAGAGCAGCAGGAGGAGGCTCGTAATCAATACTGGAACGAAGTTGTTGCTCCGCATGTGCCTGCTGCTGAGCATGCTCAGGTTCGTCAGGCGTTCGACAGTGACACCTCGCGCACTGTGAATTGGCCTGGACAGGCTCCAATGGAGCTCGAAGTTGTTGGCGGAAGACCCGAGCGGGCTGATTTCTCGGATGTGAGCTCCAGTGTTTCCAGTACTGCAGATGGTCGCCAAGCCGATGGGTGGATGCCGGGCAGGGGGCGTGACTTCGCATTCGGCGTTCGCTCGGCGTTGCAGAGCGCTGGCGGCCTCCTAGGTGCAGTTGGCGGCGATGCCTTCAACAACTATGTCGCCAATCCAGTGGCGCGTGCTGCGGGCCTGCAGGAGTCGCGCCCGTACCGAGAAGAGGCTGCAGCTCTGGCAGATCGGCTCGGCTTACCCAAGGCACAGACTGGCGCTGATCGTGTTTTGGGCGATGTTGCTGAAGCACTGGCGGGCACTAGCCTCACCATGGGTGCTGGCGTCGGGATCAACGCACTTGCCAATCTTGGAAGGAGCGCTGCAATACGAACCCCGGGCTATGTGGCTCCCGTCAGGAATCGCCTTGCCGACCTCCTGACCACCCAGCCTGGTCTGCAGACTGTGTCTTCCATTACCGGATCTGGAGCATCCTCTGTAGCGCGCGAATCAGGAGCATCTGAACGCAATCAGCTCCTTGCCGGGCTTGCGGGTGGACTCGCCCCAGGTGTTGCGACGGCTGGCGGCGCGGCTACATTGCGCGGTGCGGTTCGGGGCCGCTCTGGCCAAGGCATGCAGAACACACTTGCTGACTTCCAGGCACTTGGTGCGACGCCTTCCGTTGGACAGGCTGCGGGGCCGGGATGGGTTCAGGGGATGGAGGGCCTGCTATCCAAGGGTCCTACGAGTGGTGGAGTACTCGGCCGATTTGCCGAGGACCAGGCTGATCGGATCGGCGCAGGGCTTAAAGCAAAGGCTTCCAACCTTTCGCCAAATCCGGGCTCGGAGAACGCTGGTCTCGCAATTGAGAGAGGCATGAATGTCTTTAAGGGCGACACAAACGCGGTGAAACGCGCGTTGTACTGGGCGGTCGATCAGCAGATCCCTGGAACCGCGCCGACTCCCATGGCCAATACGCAACGCGTTCTTCAGCGGCTCACCACTCCCAACCCGAGTGCAAGGGCAACAACCGGGGATTTGATCCAGCCCAGCATGACTAGGCTTCGAACCAACCTCGAAGCGGATCTCCAGGCGAATGGCGGAAACCTGACGTATGAGGCGCTCAAGCGCATCCGCACCGACATCGGTGAGCAGATCGGGCGCTCCTCGCCCCTGAACCCTAGCACTGATCTGCAGGAGCTCCAGAAGGTCTATGGGGCCCTGTCGGAGGACATGCTTGCGGCTGCGCAGAACAGTGGACCGGCAGCAGTGCGGGCCGCAGCACGCGCTAACAACTACACCCGGAACGTCGCTGAAAGGAATGATCTGGTTCAGCGCATTCTGAACAAACATGGAGGCCCAGAGAAGGTCTACCAGGCAGCTACTTCGGGCACCAGGGATGGTGCAACCACGCTCCGCGCCGTGATGTACTCGCTACCGCAGGACGAGCAGAAGGCCGTGTCCGCAGCTGTGATCAAGCGCTTGGGGCTAGCCACGCCGGGGAATCAGAACGTAGAGGGCGACGTTTTCAGTACGTCCACTTTCATGCGCAACTGGAATGACCTGAGCGAGGAGGCCAAGGCGGTGCTGTTCGGTCGCTATGGCAAGAACTTCAGGGAGTCGATGAACCAGGTGGCCCGGGTTGCGCACAACATCAAAGAGGGCGCAAAGGTCTATGCGAACCCATCTGGCAGCGGCGACAAGGTCACCGCGATCGCTTACTGGGTTGGCCTTCTCAATGCTTTGGGTAGTGGCCATTTCAGGACTGCAGCCGGCGTGGCAGCGGGTGGAGTTGGAGCAAATGCGACTGCTCGCGCACTCACCAGCCCAATCGCCGTGAGGTGGCTTGCCTCACAAACCAACATGCCGAGGGGGGCGGCAGTGCCGCAGGCAATTCTCCTGCAGAAGCAGGCAGCTGCCGCGAACGATCCAGAACTGGAAGAGATCGCAAAAGCCCTAGTGGAACGGGCCAAAAATGACCGAGATCAGCATCCAGGCAGCGAAGACGAACAAGGCAATGATCGCTCCAACTGATAGGAATACCTTCCACCCATCAGTCGAGTTTGATGCGACTTCCTTCTCATGCTCCCGCTGCATCCAATCCTTAGGCCGTCCGCCAACATTGGACATGTCTACCTTGTCACTGCTCATCGGGTCACTCCATCGGGTAGGTGGTTTTGGTTCATCGATGCTTCTCAGCGCATGATGACTCGTCAGTCTGCAGGCAGCAGACATAAGACCAGTCCTCCGTGCTGTCTCTTCTTCTAGCCTGCGCGGCATCCCAGGCAATGGCTCCGCACTGTTGGAGCCCAACAGCCGTGCCAAGGAACAGCTCATTCGGCTCCGCAGGTGGCTCCTTGCCTTCGTAGTAGTAGACGTTGAAGGTTTGAGTTTCAAGCTGCTTGCAGGTGAATCGAGAGTATTCCTTGCAGGAGTCTCGCTCGCAGCCCGTGAGGGCGAATAGCAGAGCGAAGGAGGCCGCCGTCAGAGCGGGTGTAGTCAGTCTCCGCAGGCATCTGGTGTTCATAGCTCCTCCTTGAGTCGCCAAATCGTAGCACCAGCAGGGCGCCCCCCTGCATAGAGGAATTGAACCCCATGAGCAAAGAGAACCAACCCGCCGAGGGCGCCAGCCAGCGCGCGGCGAAGCTCGATGTGCCGCTGGAGAAGGGGCAGACCCTGGAGGAGAAGTCGGCCGGGTTGATTGCTGAGGGCATTGCCAGCAACGCCTTCGTCAGCCTGCTGTTTGCGCAGCACTCCGGGGTGGCCGGCGGGAACGAGCTGAACGAGCTGGTGAAGTCGACCCGGGCGGCTGTAGGGCGTGCCGCCAAGGGCGAGACCGACCAGGCCGATAGGCTGCTGACCAGCCAAGCCATTGCCCTGAATGGGGTTCACCCCCGTTTTCACGGACACTTACGAGAAGGCCGATCAAGGCCATGAGGAGTGTTCATGTCGAAGCGAAGGAAGTTCAGCACCGAGTTCAAGCGCGGTGCGGTTGAGCAGGCCAGCCAGCCGGGCGTCAGCTGTGCCCAGGTGGCCCGGGAGCTGGGGATCCGGGATGCATTGCTGACCCGCTGGAAGCGGGAGGCCCAGAGCCGGGGCCAGGTGGCCTTCGGTGGCACCGGGACGCCCCGGGACGAGGAACTGGCGCGGCTCAAGCGCGAGCTGGCCCGGGTGAAGAAGGAGCGGGATTTTTTGCGAGAAGCGGCGACGTTCTTTGCCAAGGGATCATCCTGAGGTATCAGGTGATCGAACGTTGCCGCGATGAGTTTCCAGTGCGACTGATGTGTCGTTGCCTGCGGGTCTCGGCCAGCGGTTACTACGACTGGAGTAAGCGCTTGCCCAGTGCCCGGGAGCGCGACAACCAGCGCTTGCTCGGCCGGATCCGTGAGTTGCATGAGGACAGCCGGGGCACATTGGGCGCCGGCCGGATGCATGAAGACCTTGCCGAGGAAGGCGAGACGGCGAGCCTGAACCGGGTGGCGCGTCTGATGGCGACCGATGGCCTGCAGGGTTGGCCGCGACCGAAGCGGCGAGGCCAGCGCGGCAAGCCGGCGCTGACGCCGCCGGGTGTGCGCAACCTGCTGGAGCGGGACTTCACCGCGTTGGAGCCGGAGACCAGGTGGGTCACCGACATCACCGAGCTCAAGACCCGGCAAGGCAAGCTGTATCTGTGCATCGTGCTGGACCTGTTTGACCAGCGGGTGGTGGGGTGGTCAATGCATCATCGTCAGGATCGTCAGATGGTGATCAGGGCCGTGCAGATGGCGGTCTGGCAGCGCCAAGGCAGCCATCCACTGATCCTGCACTCCGACCGTGGCAGCCAGTTCCGAAGCGGCGACTACCAGCGTTACCTGGCGGCCAACGGCTTGGTGTGCTCGATGAGCGCGGTGGGCCACTGCGGTGACAACGCCGCGTGCGAAGGCTTCTTCGGCCTGCTCAAGCGCGAGCGGGTCTACCGCATGACCTACCCAACGCTCGATGCCGCGAGGGCGGATGTGTTCGAATACATCGAGCGGTTCCACAACCCGAGGATGCGACGAAGGGTCGCCAGGCAAGACCAGAAGTTCTCAGCCCTTTTACAACCGTCCGTGATTTCGGGGTAGAACCCGATCAAGAACCCGAGAGCGGTGGCATTCGTGAAGCAGGCCAATATTGCCGGTGGCCACCAGCAGGTGAACAACCTTGCCCCGGAAAGTCCCGGGCCGGTCCCGGAAGAGACCGGGCGCGCGGGAACAAAAAGTCGGCCGAACGAACTATTGGAGGAGATCTCAGATGCGCAATGGCTGGACCCCAGAGCGGCGCCGGCGGCAGGCGCAGGCAATCCAGGGCTGGCGACCGTGGGAGCAGGCGACCGGCCCGCGAAGCGTCGAAGGAAAGGCCAAGGCGGCTAGGAACGCCTGGAAGGGCGGGGAGCGGAAGGCGCTCCGTCAGCTGGCCGCTGTGCTCCGGGAAGTCAGGTGCTGACGCAGGGGTCCTCACGCGGCACAGTTTTGTGTAGTGCTTGGAAATCAATGAGTTATCTGGTCGGGATCGGTCCATCGGCGAGGGCGCTGGAATTAATGGACACCTCTACGCGGGCGAGCCCGCCGACCGCGACCCCGGAGTTTCGAGACCAGTACGCACACGCGAGCGGGGCCGGCCGGGTCTTCGAGTTTTCCGACGCCTTTACGCGGGCGCGCGATGCGAGCGGAACGGCCTAGGTAGGACTACGTCCAGTTTTTGGAGTCCCTAACAGGAGCGGTTCCATGTTGCTTTGTGATGCCCCCCAGGTCCTTTCGGCAGAGGGGGAGGTGGACTACGTAGACCTGATCACCCGCGCCGGCCTGGCGAAAGACCTGATCGGCAAGATCAACTGGCACTATGTCCTGCATGAAGACGGGTGCCCTGGGGAGGTTGGTGAGGCGTGTACCTGTGGTCTGGTAGTCGCCTTTGTAGGCCCTACGGCGATGGTCATGGTGGACAGTCGCTATGCCCACCGAACTGATCCAATCAACTGAGTTTTGTCAGGCCGTAAGGTCTCTGGGGTCTAAGGCATCCGGTGACTCTCTACGCAATATCGCGGGTAGGCGCTTGGGGTGCTTTGACTGGAAAGCTGCGCCGCCTCCCCAAATCTGATATATCAGCGTCACCACCGAGAGGCGCCTATGTCGCAGCATCCAGATCCAGCAAGAGGGGGCACGCAAGGTGACGAGGAGGATTTCATCCGCATGCGGCTGGCCGGAGGGCGTTTCGACCATCATCTTGTGCCATTTGATGTTCTTTCAGATTTGGCCGCATACCGAGAAATCGTCATCGATCTAGCCCGGCATCTGTTCCGGCGCGCACACCCTAATCGCCAGAAGGTGCCAAGAGGCTTCGCGGAATCTTTCCAACTGGGGATCGCCTCCCTGAGTCCAGGAAACAGCGTGACTCTTGCGAGTCGCAGATTCACCGAGCGGAATCTCGGTTATCTGGAGGATCAAGCGGATCTTCCATTTCCAGAATTTGGCGAGTTCTTCGCGGCTAGAAACATGATCTTTGATGTGATCTTGAGGACGAATGGCGGTCTCGAGTTGCCTGAGGATTTTCCAGTCGCGCTGGCATCTAAATTCAATAAATTTGGGCGGAATTTCAGGGCGGATGAGTTTATAGAGCTGTCCGAGGGAGGGCGCACGCCTGTCCGCTACACTGGAGAGACTAGGAAGAACATCGTCCTGAAAGCTGGGAATTCTTACGAGGGGCATGTCGAGGGAGAGTTCACCCTTGATGGTGGGCGTCAGACAGAGCAACTCATTCATCTCGTCTCTAAGGACGTTAATCTCGTTGACTTGCCTGTGCAAACCCCTGGTGAGTGGGCAGCACTGTTCTCCAAAGTCGGCCAGTCGGTCCGCATCACAGGGGTTGGGCTTTATGATCGTCAAGATCGTCTGACAAGAATAACGGAATATGAAGAAATTCTATCTGGCCCCCCGGAGCCGGTGACAGCTACCAGCACTCGCTTGGAGAAGATTGCGCAGATCCCGGCCGGTTGGTACAACGGGGGAAATCCGGCTCCAGCGGCTACTGCCGTACGCTCCATGAAACTTTTGCTGGAGGAAATGGAAATTTCCGGTGTCCCTCGGCCGTACCTCTATCCGCTCCCTGAGGGCGGTGTGGTTGCTGAGTGGTCTTTCAGTGGCTGGGAAATATCGATCACAGTTGAGCCGGACGCGAGCGCTGCAGAGTTTCTAGCGGTGAGCACTGAGGGGCTTGATGACGTAGAGGAATTGATCTATCTCGACGCTGAGGATCTTGGTGGTGTGGCGTTAAGAGTATGGGCAATCGTAAACCCGACGGAGGCAAGGTAATGCCAATAGACGATTCCTCAAAGCTGCATCAAGAAGCTGAGGTTCTTCTCCGACAAGTCATCCCGCAGTGGATTGAGGACGGGCGCCCTTCATCTGCCGCCTTTAGCCCCAATTCCGGGGACGAAGGCAGCCTCTCTGTGGATCGAAATAGCATTGTTGAGCCGAAGGCAGCTTTTGAGGCATATCTCGCTCGAAAGCGGATGTCTGGAGGAGTTTGGGGGCTATCGGTCGGTGAGTGCCAATCCGAAGACCTTAAGTGCTATGAGGATGAGCTCCCGGACAATGGAGCGCACGCTCTGGTGCACTTTGGTGAGGCGAGTAAATCTGCGCAGAAGCGAATAGGAGCTCGATTGCGCGAAAAAGCGCATTCACGCGGCTGCTTGTATGCCCCCTCAATGGAAGGCTAATTTTCATTTCTACTTAAACAAGGCTTGATGATGCCTTGCTGTTTCCCTCGGGAATTGGCGGCGGTGGGGTGACAGCGCAGGTAGTCGTCCAAGGGGTGGCATCGCCCTGATTTCCACTGGCCGCCAGGTCGCCTTACGATTGAAGTCTGCGTGGTCGAGGCGGAGTGGCTATAGCCAGAACAAACTCGCCCAGCACATCGAAGATGGTCTCGAAGTCGGAAAGCATCTGGGGGTGGAGCAATACCGGCCCGGTGCTGGGCGCGAATGAGGATACCATTAGGTAGCCATGCCCCTGGATGGCACCTATTTCTTCCTGAAGCATAAGTGCACCGTCCCAATCAGCCGCTTCTGAAGCGTTTTGAATGCGGCGCTCTAGATCTTGTAACTTGCGTGCTTCTTCGGGTGTGTGGGTTTCCGGGATATACGGCGGAATCCGATGCGCTAAAGAATCTCTGTATGGCTTTAGATAGGTGTCTCGCCACGAAGTCAGATTTGGGCTGTTTAGATGGTCGGTCAGCCTGATCGGGAGCCTCTCCTGCATCTTGGTCTTGAATAGGTCAACATCATTCCGATAGATCTCCTGTTCTATCCCGTGCCAGTAGACGTAGGCCCAGGCCATGTTGTCCATGATGCCCACGGTATGGATGAGGAAGGCTTGGAGATTTATGGTGGCATTCTTCAAAGCATCTCGCGTCACTCTGGTATTGCTTGGCGGGATGAGAGAGAAGACCGCGTTGGTCGCCTCAAGCATTGTTGTCAGCCGTCTTCCGATACCTTGGCCCATTTGCTCTTGCGCTTTTGGCGGAGCAGTTCCGGCCATCGTCAGAAGACGGAGGAGCATGTCGGTGACTCGCGGAGTCAGCTTTCGCTGGCTCTCGATCAGATGCTGCGCCGCCTTCAGTTCGTAGCGGGACGAGTTTGGCTGTCGATTGGACATGGGGTCAAATATACCCTCGATGCAGTCGGCGACCGAGTCCAGGTGCAGGGTCCGATGAAGGTCTGGGCAAGGGCGCGTAGAGCGCAACTAAGGTAACTGGGCCGACTCCGCAGGTTGTACAGCGTGGCTTTCTCAGCTGAGGGCACGGCGCCGGAACGGTCCCTGGCGACAGGCGAGTGAGCACTGTGCGCAGGTCATCTGTCCCCCAGTCGTTGACTACGCCCGTGATCTCAAATGCGTTGCGAAACAGGGTGTTCGAGTCCTAATCGGCAATAGATGACGGGAGCGGCGAGCCTGGCTAGGCTGATCGGTCCAGCAGTTGTGAACGGATGTAGCCATGAACGAACACGATAGCTCGGTGCCATTTGAGCTTAGAGCGATAAACGCGGCTGCTGTGGGGGAACTTCTGGGGCTGACGCCTCGATCCGTCCTAGAGACGGTGGCGTGTCGCCCAGACTTCCCGGTACGCCTGACCATGCGCCCGGCCACCTGGGTAGCTGGGGAGGTACTGAAGTGGCGAGAGACTAACCGATACGGTCAGCGAGCTCGTCTGCGTCGGCAAAGCTAAGGATGGGGGCGTAGACAGAGCTGTTGAAGAGGTTACCTCTAGTCTTCTTGGACAGTGACGTATCGGCGATGACACCTAATCCAGTCTCTAGCGCATGGTAGATGCTCTTAGGAGATGACTTGTAGGGCCGGAGCACACGGTGCACAAGTTTCTGTATCGTTTGCCGATATCGCTCCAGATGTCTAAACAAGGGAGCGGAGAACATGGACGATCAGATGATCTGCCCGATGTGCATGGGATACGTACCACGCGGTGCGGTCGTGTGCCGGGGGTGCAAGGCCAGGATTGAGTATGGCAGTCCTGACTGGGCTTCCTTGTTGGTCTTGATCTGTTCCATTTCCTTCGGAATCTGGTCGGGCACCGTCTTGGTATGGTGGATTGGCCTAGTCGGCGGTGTGGCCCTGTTCGGACTTGGCTCTGCTGGGCTCACGCGCCTGTTTCGCAACCGGGTCGTCTTCCGCCTCAAGTACTGAGTACGGTCTGAGGTGCTTGAGAGAAGTCGATCTGGTGGCCGATAGGCGCATTGGCCCCGTCAGAAGTCATTAGGATCGTAGGGCTCAAGATGCGGCGTTGCTCCAACTAGGCCGAGCGCTTCATTGAGCGCGTCCATAGTCGTCCAGATCCCGCCGCTTCCGTCATACAGGAAGCGGATCCCGCATTCGCTGGCCCATCGGATCACAGTGGCGAGCCTAGGCCTCTTGCCTGGCTGGCAGAGTTCCTGCAGGTCGCGGAACTGAAGGATCGGCTTGTTCAACGGAATAGCTCATCTGGCGGGGAACGTGCGCCCTTCCTTCAGGCATTGGGAAAGTCTCTTCTCATACGCGGAAGAGTCGTTTTGAAGCGCCTCCAGTCCTGTGCAAGCGCGCCGATCGTGCAGCTCAAGGTGGAAACCGAGGTACATGCCGCCAACCAACAGGGATAGGAGTATGGATAGGGAAATGGGCAGCCACATTGGCAACTCGATGTCTAGAATGTCCAGCATGGCTCCTCGCAGGCTTGTTTCGTTGTAGCCGTACCGTCTCAGACGCCGCTTATAGCCGCCAGTCAGGACAATCCTGACGTCACTCTTGGGCCGACGGCTGCTCAACCGGGATCCGTCCGATCTCGCTGCGCTCTACAGGATCTTCGACTACGAGCGGCACCCGTTCTACGAGCACCGAAGAGCTGCGTAGGGCGAATCTTGGGGAGGGGGCTATACGCCGCCCCATTCCGAGATGGCGACTGGATGCGTCGGATCTGGCCAGCGCGAAAGTTGAATGGCGCCGATCTGCCGCAAAACGTCGTTGGCAACTGCCTGATGCTGCAGGCAGTTAGCGCAGATAAGAATGACGCCATTAAGGGCCCGTGTGAGCTGGGCCCCATGGGCGGCGGTGACATGGTCGCAAGCGGCGCACCGGACCGTCACGGCAAAGGGTTTCTGTTCTGGGGTAGAGATAGACACTCGCATGATGAGGAACTGTCCAGTACTGGTCATCAGCGGGTCGCTCGGGCGGGATGGTGCTTATGGTGAACAATTCATGGAAATTGCGTGTGAGGAACTGACCGAACTGTGCTCGGCTTTAGCTAACAAATGGACTGGTTTTTCCGGTGCGACCCGGGGCAGGAAATTTGCACGATCAGTCAGCTGGCGATTTCAACGTCGCCCTTCCGCCCGACCTGCTCTGAATCTGTCATCCTGACGTGCAGGGAATTTCCTGCGAACGGGGAAATTCCGGTGCCGCTCCTATCAATCGCCTACGCCAGTGAGGTGAGCAGTGGTGTATCCGCAGAACGGGTGGAAAGCCTGACTCGAGATGCTGCGCGATTCAATGTCGAGGCAGGCGTGACTGGCGTTCTGCTGCATGATGGCTACCGCTTCGTACAGTACCTTGAGGGCCCGGAGGACGGGGTAGAAGTTGTCTACGGTCGAATTCTCGCGGCAACCAGCCACAAAGAGCTTGTAGAGCTTGGGCGTGGTCATGCGTCCATTCGGCGCTTTCCTTATTGGGCGATGCGACTTGTTCCTGTTGTTTCTGACGACCTCAGGGATCTCCTAAGCCGGGACTGGGATGGGCTGCGCCGTTACGAGGCAAATTCAGGTGCCATCGGAAGCGCTATGGTCCAGCTTTCGGAGATCGTCACTCCACAGGCCAATAGCTGATACCCCCGCGCCCAGGTCTGTGGCCTAGTACGACAGCGTCCGTTCTCAGGATGGCGCCGGTCTCGCCAGATGGGTATGCTGGCCCTGCCGGATCCAGGGCCAATGGCCGCTCAACCCGGGGGCGCGTGAGCTGCGCCGCGCCGGCACTAGCCAAGTGAAGATTAGGGGCGAGCGTCGTCGATTTGCTCGGTGAGAAGTCTTAGTGACTGCTCGAATGCGGCAGCGAAGAGCTCGCCGCCATCGTCTCGGTGCTTTGCCGCGATCTTTGGCAGCAACTGGAGCCACACATCGGACAGGTGCTCGCGCGCGGGATGGGTCGCGACGGCCATGCGCAGCCCATACTCCATTGCTTTCAGATAACCGCGATGGACTTCGATCGCGACTTCGCAGGAATGAAGACGGTCCAGCAGTTCGGAGATGCCATCGTTCATTTAGGGGCCTCGGTATCGAACGGATCGTCGGGCTTTGGGTCGAATAGCGCAAGCAGACGCTCACGACGGCACTGCTCGAGCCAGTAATGCCAGATCTCTATTTCATCCATCAATCCAGTGGATCCGCAAGCTGGGCATGTGAGCGTGGTGCCCATAGGATTCGTGTGAAAACCAGCGTCTTCAGCCATTGATGACCTCAGTCCACAGTTCTTACAGGTTGACCGCACCTGCTCTAGGCGGATGATCGCGCCATTGAGCGCAAACAAAGGAAGGATGGAATGGATCCTGAAAGCGTTGGGAGGGTGCATGGCCGTGCCGTTTGAAGGCTGGACACGGGAGCAAAGGATTCTGCACCGGAGAAGAGCCGCGAGACTGCAGTGTCTGCCCCTTGATGTGAGCGTCTCATCACACCAAGCTCAAGCAGACACTCCATCGCTTGAATGAGTTTCGTAGTGATTGGACGCGGAGCATTCAGGCTGTCATATTCCCTAAAATTCCCAGTTGCTCTGCCAATGAGCGTTCTCAACCTTCTGCTTACCCGTGACCACTTGGTCGTCGCAGTGGATACCTTGGCAGAGGATGCCCGAACAGGAGCGCATTCTGCCGGCGCGAAGCTGCTCCTGATCCCTCAGCACAACCTAGTCCTGGCAACTCGCGGTTCCGCCCAGTTCTTCCTTCGCATCTACGAGCTGGCGTTGCAGGCCAGCTTCCGCGCAGATTTCACGATGGAGCAGCTGTCTGCCGAGCTAGGGCTGGTAGTGGACCAGCTATGGCCGAACTATGAGAAGGCAGCAGCCGAGGCCAGCCTGCCTATCGAGCAGCTCGGGACCGAGCTGGTTCTGGGTGGCTGGTCATCAAAGAACGGCCGGATGATGGCCATGGGGTATGCCAAGAGCGACAGCCAGCGCCCTTGCGTGGTCCAGGTCGTGGGAGGTCAGCTGGCGTCACCCGGGGAGCCGCTCCGGGCATTGACGCCTAGCATGGGCCAAGCCGATCTGATGGCCCACGCGCGCCTTCAGGCCAGTTACCTCAATGAGCAGATGGGCCGCGAGGTGGCTGGCGGGCGGCTGTTGGCTGGCTTCCTGCAAAAGGGGCAGGCCGTGATCAAAGATCTAGGGGAGCTTTAGGTCGTCGGACGTAAGCCCTGCTAATGCCAAAATTCGATCCTTCCTCATCTGCTCGCCCCAGAGGATCCACGCCTGGTCGCTGGTGAGCGTCCCCGTCACCTTGCAGGCTGGACAGGTGAGCTCTACACCATCCTCCACGTCGACAAGCCCCATGCCGCGGGACATACGTGATTCGTCTCCGCATGCGCCGCACTTAGCCTGAAGAGTCTCGACTCGCTCGATCGTCCCATTCAGGCGCAACAAGGGCCGGATCCGAAGGATCCGGAAAGCAGTCGGGGTTGTCATTTGTCGTGCCTATGAGGGGCTAGACACGGGGGCGAAGAATTTCGCGCCTGAGAGGAGCCAGATGCGTCAACCATACAGCATGAATCGTTAAGAACATCGTGCTGGACAAATTCTCTCGACGGACGCTCGGCCGGCAAGCAGCTCAACCCGGAGCGGATGAACTGCGCCACGCCAGTAGCCATCCCGAACGATTCAGACATGTGCCTGCGGCTTCGCAGGATCTGCGACGGCCAGCCGTATCCTTCCAGCCATGCAGTCTTCCCACGGCTTCCGCACCGCCCCGATCCCCTCTGGCTGGGTCCAGACTGGCGAGCGCTGGGCGCTCTGGTACAACGGCCGGGAGACGGCCAGTGTCACATCCGATGGCGGTCCCGGCGTCCGGCTATGGATGGAAGGCCAGAAGATGTGGCAGGTGAAGGAAGTGCGCGCCGCCAACGTTCGACAGGCGAAGCGCTACGCTGAGCGCTGGTGCGCAGCACGGCTGTATCCCGAGCTGCCTCTGCGCCAGGCGGTCGCCCGGCTGACAGACAGCACCCCGATCCAGGCCGAGCCCCCGCTGCCCGGCCTGCCGCCAACCCGTGAGCAGCAGCAACAGGCCCGGCGCCTTGTCGAGGCCGGGCGGTTGGAACTGGAGCGAATCAAGGAGGCGCTGGAGCAGCGCCGACCGCCGAAGGAGACCAAGCCAAGGGCGAGTGATCCCATGAAGGCCTGGGGCAGGGCAGGTAGAGAGCTGTTGTCCCGAGCTCGAATCTGATCCCCCGTTTAGGCGGGGGGGGGGCGATTGCCGGACCTTGCTGGCGTTGCAACCCCTCTTTGCTTAGCGCCGGCGGGGGGGCGTCTTGCCCTTGGCACTGATTCCCAGCCTCTTCTCGAGTCTCGCCTCCGCCGTATCGAGTGGCGGCGGGGGAATGTCGCGTACGGATATTCTGGGAGCTGCTACAGGTCGCAGGCGGCATTGGTTCCACCAAGCCTCCAAGTCTTCTCTATGGATGCGATCCGACTTGGCGCTTTGCCCGAGTCTCACAGCGGCGAGTTGCCCGCCATCAATGGCTCTGCGTATCGTCTTGGCAGAGCACGCGCTCTGCTCAGCCGCTTCGGCAATGGTCATTAGCTTGCCGGGAGGTTGCACTAGCGTTTCCCCTTGCGCTCGTCATAGCGCCGTAGCCGGGCAAGCGCCGCCTTCATCTCAGGGGAGTTCGCGGCTAGGGTTGGTGCTGAAGTTGCGGATGGACGCGTCCAAGCCTTCGCGCCGTAGATTGCTTGGTAGAGACCCTCCTTCGCATAGAGCTTCTTCCCCATGAACTGTCTAGGCGAAAGGTCGTACTCTCCGGCCTTTGCATTGAACTGACTGACCGACACCCCGCAGTAGTGGGCAGCCTCGTCCACGGTCAGCCAGTCTTTGCCAGAAAGGTCGACCGCAGGGTGGTCAGCTGCTGCCTCAGCAGGGCGATCTCCTGCTCAAGCGGCAGTTCGGCTGGCAACTCGTCCAT